GGCCGTCCGGTTGCTGATCGATCCGGAGTCACGCGGGGCCACACTGTGGATCATGGCTGCTCGACCTTACCCAAACCCATGAAACCGTCTTGACCTGCGGGTATGGCTAGAACTCGACGTTCATGACTAGACCCTGCTATCGTTCCAGCTCAGCGCGGGCGGATACGACTTCAGCGGTCCCACTTTCGGCGATCCCCGCAAAAAACCCACGCTTGCATTTGATCATGGACGGTGGAGGCGGACATGGCGCGACCGCGGCTCGAGATCGGCACGTGGGGCAAGATCGGTTACATCACCGAAGGCGACCGGGTCCGCGCGTACGCCTCCTACCGATTCGACGACGGCACCACCGCCAAGCGGGAGCGCTGGGGCGCGAACGAGGAAGAGGCACGGCGCCGGCTGCTGAAGTACCTGCGCAGCCTCGGCGGCAAAAACGACCAGCTCAGCCGCTCCTCGACCGTCGAGGAACTGGCGACCAAGTGGCTCGGCGTCGTGCGAGACCAGGAACAGGACACCACCTTCCTGCGCTACCAGAGCGCGATGAAGAAGCACGTCGTTCCCGCTGTCGGCGCCCTCGGACTGCACGAGTGCAAGACCTCTCGGCTCCAGAAGGTCATCGACGACATGCAGAAGCGGAACTACTCGTACGGCACGTGCTCCATGGCGAAGGTCGTGATGAAGGCGATGTTCCAGTGGGCCGTCCTCGAGGAGCTCATGGACTACAACCCCGCCCGAGAGCTGAGGAAGATCAAGCGCACCGACCGGAAGCGGAAGCGGGCGTTCGACCAGAAGGACCTCCAGGAGTTCCTGGCAGCGGTCGACGCCGACAAGTACATGAAGGTGAGCTACCTCCCTGACCTGCTCCGGTTCCTCTTCGGGACCGGCTGTCGGGTCGGCGAGGCGCTGGCCGTGCGGTGGATCGACCTGAACCTGTCCGACGAGCCGGTGTTCGTCCACAGCGAGGTGTTCGGCGACCAGGAGCTTCCGCCGCGGAGTGTGTGGATCAACGGGAACATCGTGCACGGCATCGGCGGCCTGGTCAGGCACGACGGCAAGACCGACGCATCCGAGGGCGTCCTGCCGCTGCCCGAGTTTCTGGTCGACCTGCTGCGGTTCCGGCTGCCGCAGGACGCGAAGCCCGAAGACCCGGTGTTCCCCAACCACAAGGGATCGTGGCGGGGCCCGAACGGCGTGATGGACTCCGTCCGGCGGCTCCGCGTCCGGATCGACCACCCAGACTTCTCGACCAAGTGGGGCCGCAAGACCGTCTCGACGTGGCTCCGGACGGCCGGTTTGAGTGCCGAGGACAACCGAGACCAGCTCCGCCACTCCAGCGTGACCACCGCTGAGAAGCACTACACGGTGCGGAAGGTGAACCGTCGGGCTGGCGTCGCGATCGACCAGCTGATGAAGCCTGAAGAGGTGGCCGCCAGCTAGCCGCCGCCTGCTCGGCGGCGCTGGGCCAGTCCGCGGGCCTCGATCAGCGCCACCACCAGCCGATCGATCTGCTCCGGATCCCACTGAGTCGGCCCGACCATCGGCGGCAGCAGCCGCACCACACCGTGCTCGGTCACCTCGACGTGGTGGACTCTCTCGCGGCCGGCGTCGTCACGGCATGCGAGGGTCCAGCGTGGGCGTTCGTCTCGCACGGGTCAGGGCGTCCACAGTCGCGGGGCGACGCCGCGAGCAAGACGCGGGGCGGTGCGAGTGCCCGGCGCGGGGAGCTCGAGCAGTTCAGCCGCGACCTCGGTGAGGGTGCCGGTGAGCTCCCATGTGATCGCCGGCGGCTCGTCCGGTGACGTGCGGATGCCCAGCGCGCTCGTCTCGGACCAGATCCGGATCCCGTCTGTCCAGCCGCCGGGCCATGGCCGGAACCCGTCATACTCGACCGGCGCGCCGTCGGCGGTGTTCACGGGGATGAAGAACCAGCCGGCGTCGCGGAGCACGATGAGGTTGGCCAGAGCGGGGAACAAGCGGACAGCTTCCACGTCGGATAGGCCGCTCACCGCGGGCACCTCGCGGTGGAAGCGGCGGAGGCGCCCATCGAGAGGCTGGGCGCCTCCACCGCGCGCCGGCTGCTGGTGTCAGCGTCGGCAGCCGGCGAGTAGGACCCGGCGGCGGCCGGGGAAACCGCCGCCGGGAGCACGCGTCGATCACGATGAGCGCAGGCCGTGGCAGGAGTCTGGGTCAGGCGCAGGTAGCCGCGGCCGAGGAGTATCCCCAGCGGCGAGCCGGCGGCGAAGTAGCCGACGGCTTGGAGTACGTCTGCGACGGACGGCCCATCGGGCGCGACCATTCCTGCGATGATGTGTTCCTCCCCGGTCATGCTGGCCACGCTGACGCACGTGGGCTCATCGGCCGAGGTCAGGTGCTTGGTCATTCAGGGTCAGGCGGGGTCAGAATGCGTGACCACGCTTCAGTGGAGAGGATGCCGGCATGCGCTCCGCCCCGAACCACCTTCTGCAAGCCGCGCGTGAACGCGTGAGGTCGCGGGTCGCGCCGGGCGAGTCCATGTCGCGCCGTGAGCTCGTCGACGCGATGGCGGCCTGGTTGTGGGAGACGACCGGCGCGCGGTACGACCTTGACGTTCGGCTCCTGGCCAAGTGGGAGCGCGGCGAGGTGCGGTGGCCAGCTGCGCATTACCGGTCGGCGCTGCGGGCGGTTCTGCACGTAGCCACAGACGCCGAACTGGGCTTCGCGCCGGCAAGCCGGGCAGCGGAGCAGGAGCGCCTGCGCCCAGCAGATGCCAGCGGTGTGGAGCCTTGGGAGCTGACCGACATGCTGACCTGCTCGGCGATCAGCCCGGCCGCGCTGGACCACATGGAGCGTGCGACGAACGACTATGCCGCGGCGTACCCGTGGACGCCGCCGGACACGCTGCTGCCGAAGGTGTCCGGGCAGCTGCAGCGTCTTCAGGGGGCGCTTACCCGGCCGCAGCCGCTGCGTGAGCGGCGCCGGGCGGTTGTGCTGCTCGGGGTGCTCGCTGGGCTGTCGGGCAACCTGTGGCTCGACCTCGGCCGTGCCAGCACCTCGGCGCGCTACTTCGACGTCGGGGAGCTCGCAGCGGAGGAGGCCGACGCGCCGGATCTCGCGGCGTGGCTGCTGGCGAACCGGTCGATCGGACCGTTCTTCGCCGGCGACTACCTGGAGGCCGCTGACCTGCTGGCCCGTGCCGAGGAGCTGGCCGCCGTCCACTCCAGCGCGCGGCGCCGCGCCTGGGTTGCAGCGTTGCACGCGCGGGCCGAGGCTGCCGCCGGCCGGAGCGAGGAGTGCCGCCGCGCCCTTGACCGCGCGTACGTGGCGTTGGCTGATTCGACTGAGCCGCCCGGCGGCGCGGACTTCTTCGACGCGCCACGCCTCGACGGGCTAGCCGGGACCACGCACCTCGCGCTCGGGGACACCGAGCAGGCCGCTCCCCTGCTTCGTGCGGCACTTGCGCGGCGCGCGGTCGGTGACACGAAGGGTCGGGCGCTGGTCACGTTGGACCTGGCCGAATGCCTCGCAGTCGACTCCGAGCCGAAGGAGGCGGCACGGCTCGCGATGTCCGCGCTACGGTCGGCCACCGGCGCGATGGTCGGGCCGATCGTCGCCCGAGCGCGCGGGGTGCGCGCTCGCCTGGCTCCGTGGGCCCGGGAGCGCGCGGTCGCCGAGCTGGATGGACACGTGAAGGAGCTGACTGGTGGCTGACTCGTCGCGGTGGATCACGCACGGCACGCGGAGGGTGTACGAGTCACCATGGGTCAACGTCGATCTGGACGACGTGGAGATACCCGACGGGCAACGGTTCGAGCACCACGTGCTGCGGTATCCGCGGTCCTCCGTCGGCACCATCGTTGTCGACCAGCAACGTGTCCTGCTGTTGTGGCGGCACCGCTTCACCACGGACCTGTGGGGATGGGAGATCCCGGCCGGATGGTCTGACCCCGGGGAGGATCCGGCGGAAGCCGCCGCCCGGGAGGTTCTGGAGGAAACCGGCTACCGGGTGTCGCGCGTGGCGTTGCTGACCACGTACGCGCCGATGGCGGGGATCAGCGATCACCTGTACAGGGTGTTCGTGGCCGGCGGCGCCGAGCTGGTGGGATCGTCGGACGCGGCGGAGTCGGAACGCGTTGAGTGGGTGCCGCTGGCCGATGTGCCGAAGCTCCTGGCTAGCGGGCAGGTTCCGGATGGGCCGTCGGTGACGGCGTTGTCCTTTTACGTGGCGACGCAGTCCCTCCCACCGGTCGGGTGACGGCCGCGACCTGCTGATCTTCTCGGTCGGTGTTCGTTCGGGCACCGAATGAAGCGGTTCGGGCCCGTTTGGTGCACTCTTCGTGCCCGGACGTTAGTTGCTATGCAGCAAAGGAGTGGTCTCGTTGGGCTCATTCAGTGGTTGGCCTGCGCGACCGATTGGGTGGCTGGTTGGTTGGGGCACTCTGGGCGGTCGCCTGGGGGTGGACTGGATCTAGGAGGCGCACACGATGGGTGGGGGCCGGCGAACCGACGGCGACGTGGAAGACCAAGCGGCAAGCGCTATCCGGGCGTTGGTGCAGCCAGACCTGACGGAGGGGCGGCTGTTGAGAACAGCGGTGGTGGTGACGCTGACGGAGAGCGCAGACGGGTCCGCGCCGCGCACGGACGTCTACTACCCGCTCGGGGCACCGGATCGTGCCACAGAGCGAGCTCTACTGAGTCGCGCCGCTGATCGCCTTCGTGACTGACAGCGATCGAGGGGTTGTAGCCCGTACGCGTGACCGACTCGTGACACGCTCAGTGATCAACGCAGGTAACGAGAATCACAAGCCGGGAGATAGGTGAAGCAACAACGAGATCCGGCCGCACCACCGCAACTTCCCACGGTGACAAGGCCACGGAGCGCGACCACTCGGCCGCCAGGGAGGAGCCACCCGTGGACACCCGTAGAACGACCACCAGCGGAGCCCGCGTCATGGACCAGGTCCGGGCGATGGCCCAGGAGGCCGGCATCCTCCAGGACGGCATGATGGTGACCGACTGCATCGTGCTATTCCGGGCAGAGCGCATCGACGGGAGCGCGGTGCGGGCGCGGTTTCACCCGATGGGAGCGATGGACGATCTGCGGGAACGCGGCCTGATCGAGCAGCATCACGACGACGTGGTCGACGAGGACCGTCTGCGACGCTGACTACTCGCGCGCGGGTTCCTCGTGCACGACATGTTCGACGACCGGCCCCGATACTCCCCGGGGCCGTTCTTCGTGGGCCACGTAGTGAACCGGCTCGTCGGAGGTGGCTGCCTCTTCGTCCTGCGCCGTCGGCCAGAGCATGGACTCGATGACGTCGATGACGGCGCGGCGCTGCCGGTCGGTCAGCTTGGATGCCTGCTCGGCGATTCGGGACGCGGTGATGTTCGGGCGTCCGGTGTTCTTGGTGAGGTAGCGGTCGAGTTCACCGTCGGGAACGCCGGCGAGACGCAGGGCGTCCGCGGGGGCAATGACGTGCTCTGACTGACCGGAGCGGTGTAGGGCGTCGTTGATGACGTCGATGACCGCCAGGACGCTCTGTGGCTTCGGGTCGAACGGCTTGTCGTCGTAGCGCGCGCCGCGCATGAGGTACTGCACGAAGCCGCGTGACACGCTGGCGCCGTCGGCGAGTTGGGTCTGGTTGAAGCCCGCCGCCTTGCTGGCGTGTGTCACGCGTTCGGCGAGCTGGCGTAGCAGCTCAGGGTCGCGCTCCCCGGTGGTCACGCTGCGCATCATCCCTTAACCACGGTCAAAAACACAGTGCGGCGATGCTACTGGGCGTGCCAAAGCTGCCACAAACAGCCAAACGGGCACGACTGCTTGTTTGTGGCGGCTTGTGGCGCTACGGTGGCAGCATGACGAGCCCACCCCAGCCCCAGCCCGCCGAGCTGGCCCGCCTGATCCGAGAGGCCCGCAAGGCGCTCGACCTCACCCAGGTCGAGCTGGCCGCCGCCACCTGCGGCAAGGTCAGCTACTCGTACGTCCGCACCATCGAGGCCGGCCGTCGGGCGGACGGCCACCCGCTGCAGATCTCCCCCGAGGTCGCCGTGGCCCTGGCCTCCGCGCTCATGCTCGACGAGCAGGAGGTCCTCCGGCTGGCCGGCCACCCGTTCAACGAGGCCGCGTCGCGCCACCAGGCCGTCGCCGCCGTGAACGCGCTGCCGCCGCACCTGCGGAACGCCGTTACGGTGATCGCGCGGGCGCTCAGCTCCGAGCAGATGGGCACCGACCGCCAGGAGCTGATCGCGTGAACGCCACGGTCAGAACCCTGCCCGACCCGGCCGCCGACCTGCCGGACCCCGACGACCTGCCGCAGTACGGCTTCGACACGCACCAGGTCGCGATCATGTTCGGCTACATGCCGAAGGGGACCGAGCGGGGCACGAAGGAGGCCCGGCGCGGTGCCGAGCGCGTGCGGAACCTGATCGAGACCGGCCGGCTCCCCGCGCGGTACACCGGCAAGGAGTGGCGGATCTTCTCGCCCACGCTGAAGGCGTACATGACCGAGGGCGACGACCCGAGCGTGTCGCAGGTGGCGTCATGAACGCCCCGACCATCACCCGCGACATGGGCACCGCCGCGCCGGCCCGGCCGTGCGTCATCGACAACGCCGAGTACGCGTGGAACAACGCGCCCGAGGCCAGCGACGCCATGCTGGCGAGCCTGCCGGACGACTTCGTCTACGACTTCCGCGAGCTGCTGTCTGGTGTGGCCATCGCAGCGCTGGAGCCGCTGCTGCGCGCCGAGTGGGCACGCCGGGGTTACGACGTGGAGTTCGTGCCGCGCAACGTGATCGGCTCCTCGGAGACGAAGCGTGTGGTGCCGGACGAGACCTACTGGGCGGTGTGGGACGCAGCCGTCAGCCGCCTGGAAGCCACCGAGTTGGTCGCGGCCGCCGAGCTGAACGACGAGCTGTTCGGCTACCGGGAGGCGGCTGCATGAGCGGCAATCGCGACGACTACGGGCCCGCCGGGTGCGCGTCGGGTTGCGCCTCGACGATGGCCGGGATGGCGCTGCTGCTGGCCGCGTTCATCGGGCTGGTGCGCCGGGAGAAGGGCGGTCGGCGATGAACTGGACCGAGAAGCCGCTGCTGGCCTTCGACACCGAAACCACCGGGCCTGACCCGACGACGGCGCGCATCGTCACCGCCGACGTCGCGCGGATCGAGCCGTGGGGCAACGCCTTGGAGCAGCGCAGCTACCTCGCTGATCCGGGCGTGGAGATCCCCGCCGAGGCGACCGCCGTGCACGGCATCACCACCGAGCACGCCCGCGAGCACGGAATGGCCGCCGCCGACATGGTGCTGCTGCTCCTGGACGACATCGAGTCGGCGTGGCGCGAGGGCATCCCGGTCGTCGCCTTCAACGCCTCGTTCGACATCACCGTGCTCGACCGCGAGCTGCGCCGGCACCACGGGCGCGGACTGGAGATCAGCGGGCCGATCCTCGACCCGTTCGTGATCGACAAGGCCGTCGACCGCTACCGCAAGGGCAGCCGGAAGCTCGGCGACGTGTGCAAGCACTACGAGATCACACTCGACAACGCGCACAACTCGGCGGCCGATGCCAAAGCAGCCGGGCTGCTCATGCTGAAGATGATCGAGTGGTACCCGGGCCTGCGGGAGAAGACGTTGCGGGACATGTGGACCGCGCAGCGTGAGGCGTACCGCGCGCAGGCCGCCAGCTTCGAGGACTACCTGCGCCGGAAGAAGCGCGAGGACGGCGCGTCGTCCGAGGAGATCGCCGCCGTGGTGATCGAGCGGGATTGGCCGCTCCGCCCATACGTCGAGCAGGTGCCGGCATGACCGCCCCGGCGCCGCTGCGCTTCGACGAGCTCGACTGGGACCTGATTGTGTGGGGCGTCGCCGTACAGATCGACCTCGGCGTTTTCGAGGTCACCGCCTACCCGACCGCCGAGGACGCGCAGATCGCCCACGGTCCGATTAAGCACTACGCCGACATGGTCTACCACCACCCTGACCGCGGCTGGGTTGTTGCCGCGACCGACGAGAACTGCCGCACTCTCTAAGCCTTTTCCTACCGCCAAAGGAATGTTGAAGGGGTACCCCCATGCCAAAAAACGCCCCGCCGTCGACCGGCGTCCGCCGCGTCGACACGCCGAAGTCGCACTACTACACGATCAACGGCCAGCGCGCCGTCGGCGTGACCACCGCGCTGAACGCCCTGCCGAAGGACGCCTTGCCTCGCTGGGCCGCGCGGACCGTCGCCGAGCACGTCGCCGACAACCTCCGCACCGTGTCCGCGATGCTGGCCGAGGGCGGCCGGCAGCCCACCGTTAACTACCTGGCCGGGCTGCCGGACCAGAAGCGCGACAGCGCCGCCGAGCGCGGTCGAGACGTGCACGACATCGTCTTTTACCTCGCAGAGGGCGAGCCCGTTGAGGTCCCGGCAGACCTCGAACCGTACGTGCGCGGCGCGCTGATGTACCTCGACGAGTGGCAGCCGACAACCGTGTTGTCCGAGACCGTCGTCGCGTCCTACACCTACGGCTACTGCGGCACCCTCGACTCCATTCAGGACGTCCCCGGGCTGGGCCGGGTCCTGGTGGACTGGAAGACCAGCAACGGGATCTACGGCAACCACGCGCTCCAGCTGCCGCCGTATCGGTACGCCGAGGTGTACCTGGACGCCGACGGCGTCGAGCACCCGATGATCCCGGTCGAGGACACCTACATCCTGCACATCAAGCCCGACGACTACGAGCTGATCCCGATCGTCGCCGGCCGGGAGCAGTTCGAGATCTTCCTTGAGGTGCTGGCCGTGTACCGGCACGCGGTGCAGTCCAACAAGCTGGCCAAGTTGATCGGCCAGCCGCTCCCCCGGCCGCAGGCGGTGGCGGCGTGAGCGAGCAGAACGAGAAGCTGCCGACCATCATCCAGGCCCTGGCCGCGGTCATGGCCGACGTCCGATCCATCGCGAAGAAGGACTTCAACGACTTCCACAAGTTCAACTTCCGAGGTATCGACACCGTCCTGGAGCACGTCGGGCCGGCGCTCCGCGACCACGGCATCGTCCCGATCCCCGAGCTGCGCGAGATCCAGTCGGACGACCTGACCGCCAAGGACGGCAAGCGGAAGCGCGGCGTCACCCTCACCGTGGCCTACACGTTCTATGGGCCGGCCGGCGACTCCATCACGACCGTTGTGCCGGGCGAGGCCAACGACACCGAGGACAAGGCGTCGAGCAAGGCCATGTCGGTCGCGTTCCGGACTGCCCTGTTGCAGGTGCTGGCCATCCCGACCGGCGAGCGTGACCCGCACGCTGGACCGCGCGTGTCGGCGAAGCTGGCCCGGCTGCGCGAGCAGGCGAAGAAGTTCGCCGCCGACAAGGGCTGGACCTTCGACGAGCTCCGCGCGGACTACACGAACTGGTCCGAGGGCGGCGTCATCGAGGACGCCGACGAGGGCGAGTTGGAGTCGTACCTCAAGTCCGTCAACCCCCAGGGCACCAAGACGATGCAGCGCCGCCAGCCGCAGGGCGGTGTGCGGTGAGCAACATCTACAGCAACCCCGAGGACTTCGGCCTCTCCATCGTCAAGAGCCACGACACGGTAGGCGGATACGGCTTCAACACCGTGGTCGTGTTCCGCTGGGACGCATGGGGTCCGGTGAAGTACTTCGTGGCCCACGACTCCGGCTGCTCCTGCCCGTCGCCGTTTGAGGACATCAAGTTGCCTCACCTGACCGAGGTATGCACGCTCGCTGACGTTGACCGGTTCGCTCGCGAGAAGTGGGCCGACCTCAACGACGCCTGGTACGGCGACGAGGACAAGCCTCTGGACCAGGCGGTGGCGGCGCTCATGGATGGCCTGCGACTGCCGAAGCAGCGCGGCGGTGTGCGATGACCGGCGCGCTGGTCCCGACGGGGATCGTCACCCACTGCTGCGACCTGCACCACGCCGGCCCGGCCGGGGCCTGCTGCGACGAGCTCGACTGTGGCCCGTGCTGCCCCGAGTGCCCCACCTGCCCGCGCGTCCAAGCCACACCGCCGGCACAACGCCGTGCGAACGCGTCGCATCCGACCGAGATGCACCGCGTCGGCAAGAAGGCCGCCGGCCGTCTGCTGGGCGGCCTGACGTACGACGAGTACCCGGAGCGTGCCGCATGACCACGCCCGCGCCTGTCATCGGTGAACCCGAGCTGGATGCCATGCTCCCGGCCGCCGTCAACCTCATCTGGGCCGTACGCACCGAAGACGCCGACGAGGTCGCCACAGCCCGGACCGACGCCCACAACGCCCGCCTCAACACCAAGCCGACCGACCGATCCGAAGTCGCCACGCTCCGCGCGCTCATCGTGCTCCTCGCTGGCCTCGTCCCGGACGACCGCAGCCCGCAGCAACTCCTCCGCTGGCTGCGGAACCCCCAGGCGTACCGGCAGTTGCGTAACGACGGCTACGACGCCGACACCGCCGGCAGCATCGCCGCCGCACGCACCGGGGAGGCGGCGTGACCGCGATCCTCGAAGCCCTGCAAGCGTTCAGCTCGGCTGTCGTGCAACTGCTGTGGCACTTGTTCGGCATCCTCCCGCCCGACCCCAACACCGGCCGGCACCGGCTGGCCGCCGTGCCCGCACACCAGGGCTACGCCGACCACCCCGAATTGCTCACCGAACTCGTCTTGGTTCGAGGGAGGCACGCAGCATGAAGCCCCCGTTCGCCTACTTCGGCGGAAAGACGATGCTCGCCGACCGGATCGTCAACCTGCTACCCGCGCACGAGCACTACGTCGAGCCGTTCGCAGGGTCCCTCGCGGTGCTGCTGGCTAAGCCGCGCTCCCGGATGGAGACCGTCAACGACCTCGACGGCGACCTAGTCCTGTTCTGGCGGATGCTCCGCGACCACCCCGACGAACTGATCCGTGCGTGCGCACTGACACCGCACGCTCGGGTCGAACACCTCGAGGCCTACGCGCTTGACGATGCGCCGGACGAGCTCGAGCGCGCCCGGCGCGTGTGGGTGCTGCTGACACAGGGCCGCAGTGGACAGATGCGCCCGACCGGCTGGCGGCACTACGTCGACCCGGCGGGATCGGTCACCTCGATGCCCGGCTACCTCGAGGCCTATGTGGCCCGCATGGGTCCTGGGGTGGCGCGGTTGGCCGGGGTTTCGCTCGAGTGCCAGCCAGCACTCGACCTGATCGAGCGGTACGGACGTTCGCCGAACGTGCTGCTGTACGTTGACCCGCCGTACCTCGGTAGCACGCGGGTTTCGGGTGGCTACCGGCACGAGATGCGCAGCGAGGCTGAGCATCGGGAACTGGCAGCCGTGCTCAAGAGATGCCGGGCTGCGGTTGTCCTCTCTGGCTACGCCTCGCCGCTGTACGGCGAGCTTTACGGGGGCTGGTGGTCCACAAGCATCGACACGACCACAGGGCAGGGGGGCACCCGGCAGGAACGTACGGAGTGGCTGTGGAGCAACCGAATGCCGCAGCCCGATCTGTTCGGCGGTGCGGCATGAAGCGCTCCGGCCCGATCCAACGCACCGCGATGAAGCCGTACCGGCCGACCGTTACCACCGCCGAGCGCAACGCGCGCGACCTCGTCCGCGCCCGCTCCGGCGGCTGGTGCGAAGTCCGCCTCCCCGACATCTGCCTCGGCCGCGCGGCCAACATGCACCACCGGAAGAACCGATCCCAAGGCGGACACGGAGACGCGGCCAACCTGATCGACCTCTGCGGATCCGGGACAACAGGATGCCACGGCGCACTCACCGACACGCAGGGCCAGCGCGCCGAGTACGAGGCCCACGGCTGGATCGTCCCGCGCGAGCAGGAGCCAGCCGAAGTTCCGGTGCTCCTGCACAACGCCACCACCGGCCACGAATGGGTGCTCCTCGACGACCAGGGGGACGTCGCGTTCGCGCCGTTCCCCGAACCTGCGTCGGGCGACCCGTTCGAACTGCCCGTCCCACCGTCCACAGCGGCCTGACGACCGCCTCCCCACGAACCCCTCGGAGGCACGATCACGATGCGACCGACAGCGTTCAGTCCGATCAACTGGGCCAAGAACGTGCCGCCGATGCTGCGCGCCGACGGGCGCGTCGACACCACTGCACATCACGTGCTGCTCGTGCTGGCCACCTACGCCAAGAAGGACGGCAGCGAGGCCCGCCCCGGGCTCGACCTACTCGCCGACGACTGCTACCTCACGCCGAAGTACGTGTCCGAGGCGCTCGACCGGATCCAGGCAGCCGGCCTGATCTCGAAGACGGCCTGCCTCACCGGCGGCACCGTGGTGTGGCGGCTGCACCTCGAGGTCGTCAACACCGGGCCGTCGGTGGTCGACCAGCACCGGGAGCGGCGGCGCCTGGCCGACCGCGAGCGGCAGCGGCGGCACCGCGAGCGGAGGGCTCAGGAGGCCGCCGGTCACGGTGCGCCAGACCGTGATGTCACGGTCTCGGAGAGCGTGACAGTCACGGCGCGCGAGGACGTGACGGTCACGGCGTCGCAGGCCGTGAGTCACGGCGCGGCAGTGCGTGAGTCACGGCGCGGCACGCCGTTTGTCACGGCCCCACAACCGTTACAACCGCAGGTCACCCCGGCTACAACTGCCAGTGAACTGCCAATTGAACTGCCAATAGATCTCTCTCCCCCGCCGCCGGTGGCGATCACGACCGCCCAGTTCGACGAGTTCTGGAGGGTCTATCCCAAGAAGGTCGGGAAGAAGGACGCCCGCCGCGCCTGGGACAAGGCCATCAAGGACGGGGCCACCGCGGACGAGCTCATCGCCGGCGTGCGTCGCTACGCCGCTGAGCGGGCCGGCCAGGACCCGACCTACACCAAGCACCCGGCCACCTGGCTCAACAAGGGCTGCTGGGACGACGAGCCCCAGCGGCCCCAGCTGCGCGCCGCCGCCGGCGGCTATCAGCCCTTCCGGAGCCCGACCGATCACTCCATCTACGACGAGGACCTGTGATGCACGAACTCGCGCTGCTCGACCTGATCGACGCCTACCCGGGCCTGGACCCGCACTGGGTCGAGACCAACCAGGCCAACGCCGACGCGGCCCTCGCCGACGTGCCGGTCCACTACCGCGAGGCCACCGTCACCGACCCCGGCGTGCGCGCCTGGGCCGTCGAGCTGTGCCACAGCGCGGCCAAGTCGGCACGGGCGTTCAACCCGATCGTCGCGACAGGACCCTCGCTGCTCCTGCTCGGGCCGGTTGGCACGGGCAAGACACACGAGTCGTTCGGGGCGATCCGGCAGATCGCCCACAGCGGCGTCGCCGTCAGCTGGGCCGCCATCACCGCCGCCGACCTCTACGCCGAACTGCGGCCGAAGGAGCGTGGCAACCCCGAGGCAGCCATGGCCCGCTACCAGAAGATCCCGCTGTTGCTGCTCGACGACCTCGGCGCGGCCAAGACGTCGGAGTGGACGGAGGAGATCACGTTCCGGGTGATCAACCACCGGTACGAACACCACCTGGCCACGATCGTCACCAGCAACCTCGGCGGCGCGGAGCTCCGCAACGGGCTCGGCGAGCGGGTGGCGTCGCGGTTGAGGGAAATGTCCCGCCAGGTGGCGCTGAAGGGTGAGGACCGGCGCCGGGCTCTGCGTCCGGCGGGATGAGAGGCGCGCTGGCGGCGTAGCCGGTCTGATCTATCGCGGGCGCGGGTGTTGACGCGCTGACGGCGGTCTGGGGCGGCGGATTGGCCAGCATTTTGCCCACGGTCGCACTGGCTCGTGGTGTGGTCGGGGTGTGAACCATCGGAAAGATCTCCGCTCGATTGCTTGTTTGTGGCGGCTTGTGGCAGTAGTGTGGCAGTCGCGAACAGCTCAGCACCCCAACACCGGGAGCACAGATGGACCCCAAGCCCCACACCCCGCCCTACACGGCCAGCGCCGTCGACCTTGCGTCGGCCGCCGAGCGCGTTGCGGCTGGCGTCGCCCTCCTCGACCAGAAGCGGCCCGGCTGGGACGCCGAGGTGGACCTCACCTTGCTGCTCCTGGCCTCCTGCGACAGGTGCGTCCTCGGGCAGTTGTACGGCGACTACAGCCGCGCCACAGATGTCTTCGACGAGGACGACTACCCGGAGCAGTACGGATTCGACCTGTTCGAAGGCGATCCCCTCACCTACGAGGACCTGACCGCCGAGTGGAAGCGCGTCATCACCGAGCGCCGGCAGGCGGTGGCCCGATGAGCCTCCCCGACTGGACCGCCGGCGTACGGGTTGCCCGCGTGTTCTCCGGCATCGGCACCGGCGAGACCTCGTTCGAGGACCTCGCGGACGCCGTCGACGCGGCCAACCGCGAGCGCGAGCAGGACGAGGAGCGTGCGTGATGGCCGACATCGACCTGGACATGCTCGCCTACGACATCGCCGACCTGATCGGCCGCAATGGCTACCAGATCGACGTGGCCAGCAGCCACATCCGGGCCGCTCTCCCCGACTTCATCCGCCAGATCCAGCAGAACTCGGCAGGCGACGATGACTGACCTCAACGCCATCACGTGGCGGCTGAACGCCTACGCCGGTCACTGGCTGACCGACGACGACCTCACCGCCGTCACCGACTGGATGGCCGACAACCAGCTCGACCGCGTCACCGCACAGCACCCGGTCACCGTTTCGCACGGCCAGATCACCTACGGGCAGGACCGCTCACCATCGACCGTCCGAGCCGCACACCGCGACATCGTCACCGTGACGGCGCCGCTGCTGACGGTCCCGCCGGTGGTGTGGCAGCCGGACTGCGACGAGTCGGCCATGGCACAGCTTCGGAAGGTGTTCGACGAGCACGAGTGGTCGGCCGGGTTCGGCGGTGTCTGCGTGGATTGCAGCCGGATCGCGGTCGACGAAACCGGGCGCGTGTGGTGCCACCGAGACGACGCCGCGCGCTGGCCGTGCTCTGCGGTCCGGGACGCGTTGGCCGAGGCCGACATCCCGGTGCCCGGCGAGGAGTTCACGCCTCATGTCCTCGGCGACTGCTTGGACCCCGACGACAACGCACGGGCCTTCGCGGAGGTGACGCGGTGAACACCCGTGACGACTGGGGTCCCGCCGCCCCCGAGGAGTGCGAGCACAACCTCACCGACTGCCCCGTCTGCGCAACGCTCGGAGGCCAGCGATGAACGCGCCAGCGCTCCCGTTGGAGCAGATGCGAGAGGCCGCCGAGAAGCGCGCCATCAGCCGTGTCGACGTCGGCTGGTGGGTGTGCACCTGGGACTACGAGACCGAGATCTGGGGTCGCGTCACCGCTTGGCAGGACCTGACCGGGGAGCAGACCGGGAAGCAGTACCGCAGGTTGTTCACCCGTGAGCCGGACGGCAAGCAGGGCTGGGTGCACACCCTGGCGCATGAGCCGGTGCTGTGCCTGACGAAGGCCGACGCCGCGAAGCTCGGGCTGCGGCAGGAGATCCGCGACATCCAGGCAGGTGCGCGATGACCTGCCCTGACTGCTACGGCGAACTGGAACAGGTCGACGACACGACCTTGTACCGCTGTTCCGGCTGCGACGCCGAGTTCGACGAAGACGAACTCGGCGCGCCGTGACTACGCCGGCGGAGCCTGCGAGACCGCGCCTGCTGCTCGACGTCGCCACCGAACTGGAGCAGCTCCGCAAGCATCGACAGCTCCTCGAACGCCAACAGCTGCACCAGTCGACCGGGCCAATCCATCAGCTGATGGAGACGGCCCGCGAAATCCAAGACACCAAAGTCGTTGAGCGCTGGCTTGCCCGGCAGCTCCGCAACACCGGAGGACACTGATGCCCAGCTACCGCAAGGACTACGGCCCGCAGGGCTGCTTCCAGCAGGGCGGCACCTCGCTGCTGTTCCTGGCCACGCTGTTCGCCGCCGTGCTCACGCTGGTCCGGCCGAACCGGAAGCGGGGTGCGTCGAGGTGACCACCGAGCACCCCAACTACGGCACCTGCACCGGCTGCACCCAGTCCAAGGGCGTCAAGACGAACGGCCGGATCAAGCGGCACAACCGCACCAACGGCTACGGCTCCTGGCAGATGACCGTCGAGTGCCCCGGATCCGACCGCCCGTACGCCGAGCAGAACCGCGAGCAGTGGGACGCCGGGCAGGGCCGCTGGAAGGAAATGCCGCTCGAGGTCGAGGCGACCCTGCACGTGGACGGCAAGGAGCAGCCGCACATCGTCGAGGTGCACCCGTTCCCGGACGTGAAGGCCGGGCACAAGCTGTTCGGCGAGCGCAGCATGACGTTGCACCTGCACCTGCTGGAGCGCGGCGGTTACGCGAACACGTTCCGCGTCGAGCTGCGCGACGCCGAGGGCACCATCGTCAACTCCGAGCAGGAGCGCGACGACGGCGGCCTCAACGGCCTGACGCTGCGGTGGATGGCGGACCTGGCCAAGGACACCGCCGACGCCTCTGGCGGTGCGCGATGACCGCCGAGGCGTGGCCGGCCGAGCGGGACGCGGCCGTCGCACTCCTCAACAACGCCGCCACCGTCATCGAGGCTCTCGGTTCGCGGGCCACCCAGGGTCGTTGGGAGATGTGCGGAATCGGCGACTTCGGCTGGACCGTCCACTGCCTCGAAGGCTCCTTCAGCGTCGAGACCGAGGACAGCGAGCAGGGCCGCGCCGACGCCGCGTGGATCGCGCTGGCGGCACCGGCCATCGCCCCGTTCCTCTCGGGTTGGCTGCGCAAGGTCGCCCAGATCGCCGCCACCCAGGAACGCCGCGAGGACTTCCAGGTCTACGTCGACCGGAAAGCGATCGGCCTCGCTGGGCACGTGATGGCGGTGGTCCAGTGACCGCCGTCCTGCCGGAGCCGGTCACCGTGTCCGAACTGGACCGGCTGCGCCGCGAGAACGACAACCTCCGCGCGATGAACACCGCGCTCCTCGACGAGCTCGTTGCTCACGACCTCGTCGCCGCCCGCAATCACGCCGAACACCCCCGCACCGCCGAGCAGCTGGTGCGCATCGCCGACGAATCCCGCGAGCGCCACACGCGGCTCGCACTCAACGTCATCGCCGCCAAGGAGCAGAACCGATGAGCAGCAACAGCCAGATCGCCGCAGCCGCCGCGCGCATCGCCAGCGACCTCGCCCAGTACGACCACCTGCCCGCGCCATCCTGGCTGTCCATCGGAGCCAGCGGCAGGAACTGGATGAACTTCATGCTCATCGGCGGCGACCCCTACGCCGAGTTGCGCGCCGTGTGCGCGTGGGCCGCCGAGTTCGACGTGTTCATCAACGTCAGCCTGTCCGTCGGCGGTGGCGGCGAGGCCACGGTCGACGTCGACCTCGGCGGCGAGACAGTCCAGTGCAAGGCCAGCGTCAACAGTGCCCACGCCTACGAGCTCGGCCGCAAGCTCGGCCAGCCGCTCACCAAGAACGCCCTCCGCATCAGCGGCCCCGACCTGTTGGCCGCTATGACCGCCGACGGCGAGAAGACGGCGGTGGCGTCGTGACCGCGCGCAAGCCGAAGTTCGGCGGCAACGGTTGCCCGCAGGGCGACGCCCGCACCGACCTGATGGGAACAGTGCGCAAGTCGCCGGACGGCCGCATGCTCGCGATCTGCTGGCCGTCCCCGCCGCACCGGTCGGCCTGGTGGATCACCGACGCGATGGGGTCGGTCGGCTACGAGGAGCCGGAGCAGGTCGCCCACTGGCCCGTAGTCGGCGCGGTCCCGTTCTCGCCAGCGGCCGGCATGGAGCTGAAGACGCAGGAGAGGACCGCGTGATGTCCGAGCAGCAGAACGGTGTCTCGTCGGGTACGGCCGGCGGGGCGGCCGCCCCCGACCCGATCGGCACCGTCCGAGCCGTCGACGGCGTGGTGTTCGTACTCGGCCACAACCCGGACTACGGCCGCCGCTGGTGGCCGGTCGAGGGCGGCGGCCAGTACGAGGACGGCGAGCAGTGGCGGCAGGACAGCCGGCCGATCGTCGGCGCGGTCCCTGGGACGCCCGCGGCGCGTGACCCGCGCGACGCCGAGATCGAGCGACTGCGCGGCCAACTGGACGACCTGTCGGCGCAGCGCGACGACCTTGCGGAGCGGTTGGAGGCCAACCGGAACGCTCGCGACACGTTCCGCCGGTGGCGCGATAATGCCTGCGCGGACTGGAAGCGCGCCGACGCCGAGGTGGCACGGCTCGTCGAGGCCGCCCGCGCCGACGAGCAGCGCGAGTTCGAGGCGTACGCCGAGCTGCTCAACCCGATCCGTGAGGTGTTCGGCAAGTCGCCGGTCGGCGCGAGCCACTACCGCGAGCTGCGCGACGCTATCAACCGGCTGATCGGCACGCTGAAGCGTGAGCGCGAAGCCGACGACGCGGTGACGGCCGAGGTGACACGGCTCAAGCGGCTCGTCGGCGACGAGAACGTCCCCTACGACGGCTGGGACGGTCTCAGCCGCCACGACGCCATCGTGCGCTGCGAGGAGGGCTGGCAGGAGTACGTGAAGGTGCGTGACGAGCGAGACCGCCTGCGCGCCGAGCGGGACGAGCTGGAGACCAAGCTCATCGACGTCAGCGCCGACTGGGAGCGGCTGCGCGCCGCACTCGGCGCACTCCGTGAGGACTTCAACGCCGCCGTGGACGCGCTGACGGAGCCGCCAACCGAGCCGCGCCGCTGGGTCGCCGGCGACCCCGAGCCCGAGATCGGCACCCGCGCGCTGTTTGCCGACGGAAAGATCCGCACGCGGCGCGCGAGCGGCTGGCACTACGACGACTGTCCGGCGGATTGTCACATCGTCGTCGCTTCCACCGGCGCCTGGACTGCCATGGTCAACGAGGGCCCGGTCGTCGAGGTGGTGAGCACCGATGGCTGACGCCGGCATCACGAGGATCGACATCAGCGTCCAGATCGCCTGTGCCCGCATCCTGACTGCGAAGGATGGCAGCAAGTTCCGTGTCGACCAGGCCGACCTCGCCTTCATCCCAGACGGGGACCGCTGGGCCGTGACGTACGCGTTCCTGTCCGGACCCGACGTCGAGCCCAACGGGGCCCTGTCGATGATCCGCCGCAACGGCCTGCGCCTGACGCCACCCGACAGCTCCGGCACCATCCCCGAGCGGATCAACGCAGTCCTCGGGGCCTGCATGCCCGGTGGCAACGGCCGGATCAGCACCGACAGCGACTTCTACGCATGTCCGAAGCCCGACTGCGACACCCCGCGCGACGAGGCCGGCAACTGCCCGGTGCACGAGATCCCCCTGCTCCACATCGGACCCGACGGGCATGTGGTGGCGTGATGGCCGAGTTCCCCAAGCGCCGACGTCACGTCAGCCTCGCCCGCTGCCGGGACGCCCTCCTGCGCCGCGGCTTCGTCCAGAACGTGTGGCCCGCTCCCGCCAACCACCAGTGGGTCCTCACCTACGTCCGAGGCGGCAACAAGATCACCGTCGTCCTCGGCCCGCACCGGGGCCACCCCGCCGTCATCCCCGCCATCTGGGACGGGTGCCACTGGCGCGCCCGTCACGCCGAGCCGCCCCGTGACAACGTCGCCGCCGCCCGGCAAGCCCTCGCCCTCTACCACCGAATCCAGACCGCACAGGAGTGTGCAGCATGAACCGCAAGCGCATCACCATCTTCACCGCCGTGGCCGCCGCAGCGGCGCTGACGATCAGTGGCTGCTCGTTCGACAAGATGACCGAGCCGTTCCAGGACGCCCCGCGCACCGGCCAGGTCAACAACTCGGCCGCCCAGGTCATCACCATGCCCGACGGCTTCTCCAACCTGGCGTCCAAGTCCGACGGCCCGAACCGGGTGTACGTGGCGTACCACGGGGACAGACCGTACGCGTCGCTGTTCGTGGTGGCGAACGACCCGCGGTGCAAGGGATGACCGCCCCGCGCCTGTTCGCCTTGGATCGCCGCGAGGACGTGACCGGCGCATCCGGCACCGGCCGCGTCGCGCTCGGCGTCCAGTGGCCCGACGGCACCTGCGTCATCCGCTGGCAGACCGAGCTTCGGTCGACCGTCGTCTACGACAACGTCGCCGACCTGGTCGCGATCCACGGGCACGACGGCCGCACCGTCGTCACCTGGCTCGACGACAAGCCGATCACCAACCTGGACCTGCTCAACCACATCGCGAAAGCAGCCCGCTACTACGTCCAGCCGGACGACTGCGACGGCACCGACTGCAACCACGACGACGACGTGTGCGCGCACATGGAGACCAGGTACGCCACCACCGAACAGGCACTCGCGGCTGCGCGTGTGCCGTTGCTGGAGACCGAACGCGAGCGCCTCTTGACGAGGGCGGCGAAGGCCGGCGATCTCGAACTGGCCGTCGCCGAGGCGCTCGGCCTGCCGGCGAGCACGAGCACCGACGACCTGATCAACCAAGTCGTCCGGCTCCAGAAACTGGCCGACGCGAACGGCCGGAACAGCCGTTTCTGGAGCGACCACTTCCGCGAGGTGGATCTGGAGAACCGGCGGGCGTTGGGCGTGCACCATCGGCGCGGCAACCGCGTGTCCGAACTCATCACCGAACTCGTCGCCGAGGTCGACCGGCTCACCAGCGAGCGGGACACGGCGCGGGAGGAACTGGCCAGCTTCTACTCGGCCACTCGCCACCTCGCCGGCATGTTCTGGCTGGACCCCGAAGACCACCAGGCGCTGGAGACGCTGCAGCGCGTTGGGGAACAGCTCGCCGCGTGGCGGACGGACGCCTCGCGGGTGCCGGAGGGCTGGCAGTCGTTGGTGCGCAGCGGCTGGAGCGCCGGCCCGGACACCGCCGTGCCGGCCGAGACGGGAGGCGCGGAGTGAAGATCGGCCCGCGCACGGCGCGACTGCTCCGCGAGGCCATCGTCCTCGCCCACGTCCACGGCTCCCGCTGGGGCCAAGCCAACCCGCGACAGCTCGGCGGCAACGACGACTACCCGAAGGACTCCGACGTGGTCAGGCAGGTGCTGATCTCGGCGACCCGCAACGCGGACAAGTTCCCCACGCTGGCGAAGCTGGACGTGGCGCAAGAGGCCGACGCCCAGCACCGGCAGGCCTGCACCGAGGAGCTCAAGCAATTGATGGCGCAGCGCGCCGAGCAGAACGGAGAGCGGTGATGGACTGGCGACACAGGGCGGCCTGCCGCGACGAGGACCCCGAGCTGCACTTCCCGATCGGTTCCAGCGGGCCCGCGCTCTTGCAGATCGCCGAAGCGAAGACCGTGTGCCGCCGCTGCCCTTCGGTGTCGCCCTGCCTGTCCTACGCCCTGGAGACCGGACAGGACTTCGGGGTGTGGGGCGGCCTGAGCGAAGACGAGCGGCGAGCCCTGAAGCGCCGCAACGCCCGCACCCGTGCGAAGGCCACGATCGTCGAGGAGACGGCCCCTGAGCCCGAGCCGGTGCTTGTCGACGGCATCCCGATGGCCGCGCCCGCAACAACCGCAGATCGGCTGTACCAGGATCGGCGGCCGCCGATCGGGCAGCGGTTGCATGCGGTGATGGACAACGGCCGTACCCCGTGCGGCAGCCGGCTGGTGTTGGACATGGAGCACCAGCGGCCAGTGACGGAGCTGGCGGAGTGGCGTCGGTGCCGGACGGTCGCGTGCAGGCGGGTGTTCGCACTCGCGGACGAGGCGGTGGCCCGTGGCTGAGTACGCCGCTCGGCATGTGACGACGGTCCGGTGTGAGTACGCCTTGCGGCTGCCTACGAACTTGGCGGAGATCGGCAAGATCTACGCCGCGATCGACCAGGAGCTGAAGGAACTCGGCCTTCCCTCGTCGGACAACCTCGTCACTGTCGAGGCCAGCGACGAGGAACTCGTGTTCTGGTACGAGCGGTCGCGCGAGGTGACCCATGTCTGACCTGTTCGATCTCCTGCTGCATGTCACCGTCCAGGCACTGCCGAGCGACCCGAGCTTCCGTGAGGACCCGGAGACCGTCGTCGCCTGGAAGCTGTTCGACGCCCGCGAGGACCACGCCGTCGATCCGGCTGTGCCCGAGGAGTACTGGGTGCCCGAGTTCGGGCCGTCGGAGATCGTCGCCGCCAAGGTGTCGGCCGCCGTGCTCCGGGTCCTCGCCGCCGATCCCCGCGCTGGGCTGCCGCCGGAGTGCCGGGAGCGGTTCGAGGGCCTCGCGCTGGAGCTAGAGCACCGGCACCTCCTCATGCAGGAGGCCGGCGATGTCTGAGCCGCGACGGATGCGCCGGTTCGTCGCCGACTGCGGCACCGAGTTCGACGAGACCATCGACGGCCAGCTGCGCCGCCGGCTCCGGCGCCGTGACAAGAGCCCGATCCCCGCGCCCCAGACCCGGGAAGCCGTTGTCGCCGCGTATGGCGAGCTAAGGGAGATGTCCACTGTGGAGTTGACCATCGAGAAGGGATGGGCACGACGATGACGCCCGAACCCGAGGTGCGTGCGATCAGCTACGTCGTGACCGCCGCACCCGACTGGAGCCACCCGGACAGGTCCCTGTGGGACATCGAGGTCCACGAGCGCGGCGGCGGCAAGTGGGGCGTCTACAACCGCACCCGGTGCCTCGGTTCGGACGGCGAATGGAGCTGGGAGTCGATCCCCAGCGAGCGCCGCGACGAGTGGCTCGCCGAGCACCGTTTCGACCTGGACACCGCGCTGCGCCTCGCCAAGGAGCAGGCCCCGCACGTCACGGTCAACGGCCTCACCGTCGAGCAGGCCCGCGCACTCTGGAGCGTGAGCCCGTGACCGCCGCGCCGAAGACGGAGAACCCTGTCTACGAGGTCGACGTCCCCATGATCCAGGAGCGCGGCGGGCTCAAGCTCGTCCCGCCGCTCACCGCGAACCAGCGTCTGCACCACATGGCCGAGGCCAAGCGGAAGCGCCTCGTCCGCGAGGGTGTCATGATCGCCGCGCGTGCCGCCAAGATCCCCAAGGCGCAGCACCTGGTCGTGCAGCTGCACTACGCGCCGGGCGACAACCGCCGGCGCGACGACGACAACCTGTGGCCCACCATGAAAGCCGCCTGCGACGCCCTCGCCCGAGGGCCACGCCGCGACTGGGTCGGCCTCGAACTCGTGCCCGACGACACCGCCAAGTACATGACCAAGCTCGGCCCGGTCATCCACCTGGGACCGGGTAAGCGCCGGCTCTGGCTGACCGTGGAGGTCGTGTCGTGATCGCGTTCGTCGGCCGGGCGCTGCTCGCGTTGCTGGGCGTCATGACCCGACCGAGACCACCCGTCCCCGACCTACCGCCGGTCGTACCGCCAGACGCGCCGCGCCTCGACCCGCTCACCGATGACGAGGTCGCCGAGCACCTGCACGACGGCGTCGAACTGTGGCGCATCGACGAGCGCCAGATCGACGGCGGCTGGTCCGGCGCCGAGTGGCCATGCCTCTGGCCACCCCGCCAGCACGACCCGACGACCGTTCGGCCGTGCTGGGCGTGCGGCAACCCCGCCGGGTTCTTCGCCGAGCACGCGCCCTGCTCGAACGTCCCGCCCTTCACCCGCACCGCGCCCACGCTGCCCGACGGCAGCCAGCTCCGGAGGAACCCGTGACCGCCAACGACACGCCCGCGAACCCACCCGCCGCCCTCGAATGGCGACAGATCGGCGAAGGCGTCTACGTCACCGAACACAACGGCAAGCCCTGGACCCTTGCCGCTCACTCCGCGTGGCTCGGCAAGGCCGGCTGGTCCGGCACCAACGAGTGGCACCTCCACGAAGGCGACGAGCGCACCTCGCAGGGCAGCGAGGGCCGGTTCCTCGGTCCGGCCGGGCGCGGCACGCAGTTCCACAAGACGAAGCTGGTCCGCGCCCAGAAGCTCGCCGCGTGGATCGTGGCCAACCCCGACCTGGCCGCCACGATGGTACTGCGGCAAATCGAGGATATTGTGTTCGACGACTCCGACAGGAGCGACCGGTGACCGCCGCCGCGTTTGCCGCCCTGTTCGTAGCCCTGCTCGTCGGCCACCACCTCGGCGACTACCTGCTCCAGTCCCAGTGGCAGGCCGACCACAAAGGCGACCACCCCGGACACGACCACCCGGACCACCGCGACACGCTCACCGGCTGGCGCGCCGCCGTAGGCCACGTCGCCAGCTACACCATCGCCACCGTCACCACCACCAGTGGCGTCGCGCTCGCACTGCACCTGCCGATCACCCTGACCGCCTTCATCGCCGCGCACCTGCTGTCGTCCGGAAGCCACCTCGTCATCGACCGCCGGTACACCCTCCGCGCCGCCATGGCCGCCCTCGACAAGGTCATCCCCGGCAAGCTCGCTTACTACGACGACGGCGGCGCACCGTTCCTCGACCAGATGGCGCACATCCTGTTCCTGTTCGGCGCCGGGCTGCTCATGGTCGCCCCGCTCGGCTGACTGTCCAGTTAGGAAACGGGAAACACCTTCCCCAGCAACCAGCCCACACCCGACACTGAGGTGCAACCCATGACCGCCAGCACCGTGTGCGCGTTCTGCGAGATCGTCGCCGGCCGTGCGCCCGCCACCTTCCATCGTCAGTGGGTCGACGCTGTCGCCATCCGGCCCCGCGGCGGCGGCGTCAACCCCAGTCACGTCCTCGTCATCCCGCGTGTGCACGTCGCCGACGCTGGCGAGGACCCCGCGGTGACGGCTGCCGTCATGGCCCGGGCCGCCGAACTCGTCTCCGAGCGGCAAGCCGCCAACATCATCACCAGCAAGGGCGTGGCCGCCACCCAGAGTGTGTTCCATCTCCACGTGCACGTCATCACCCGCACCGACGGCGACGGGCTGCCGCTGCCGTGGACACCCCAGCAGACCAAGGAGGAGACCCGCCGTGGGTGAGATCCAACTCGTCATGGCCCGCGAGCCCATCCCTGACGGGCCCAGTGTGTTTCTCGCTGGCCCCAGCCCGGAACGCGGCTCGGGTGTGCCGTCGTGGCGGCCGGACGCAGCCGCAGCCCTCGCCGCCACGTGGCTCGGGGACGAGCCGCTGGCGGTGCTGTCGCCGGAGAGCCGCGGTGGCGTGCGGGCGGCCCGCTACGAGGACCAGACGGACTGGGAGATGGCGGCCCGTTACCGGACGGCCGTGGTCCTGTTCTGGATCCCGCGGGACGTGCGCCTGATGCCCGGCTTCACGACCAACGTCGAGTTCGGCTACGACGTCGCCGCCCGCCGGCAGGTCGTGCTGGGCTGCCCGCCGGACTGTCCGAACCCGGAGCGCAACCGCTACCTCATACGGGTGGCTCAGCTCCACGCCGTCCCGGTCTGCACCACGCTCCCGCAGACCGTTTCCGCCGCCATCAACCTCATCCACGCCACCGAGCACCAACCATCCACTGAGGAGTGCTGACCATGGCCGAGAACGACGGCACGCACACCACCGCCAGCACGCAGACGAGCGGCGGCGTGGTCTACGACGTCACCACCACCCGCTCGGCCGACGGCCGGGTGATCGGCGGGACCGCGACACCCCGATAACAGGACCCCGCCAGCGGCCCCGCTCTCTCCCCCGGAGCGGGGCCGCTCTGTATTCGACGCGCGCTAGCGAGAGAGGTACCGCTCGCCCCAGTTGGACGAGCCCTCCGGATATACGAGCTTCACTCTGACCGAGCGGATCCAGAAGTCGCCGGGCGGCTCGTCGTCAGTCATATCGAGCCGCACCGTCAGGGCACCGAGGCTGGCGTCGTAGAGCACCGTGGCGGATCGCTCAACCTCGGCGGTGCCGTCCTTCGTGCTCGTCCGGACATACACGCCCGCGCCTTGCCGACCGATCAGCAGGCCCTCCGTCTTGAGGGCGGTGAGGGCGGTGTCGACGGTGCCCTTGGCGACGCCGAAGTGGGCCATGAGCGCCGCCTGGCCGGGGATGCGCTCGCCCTCGGCGATCTCGCCGGTGCGGATCGCGTCGCGGATGGCGTCGGCGATTTGCCGGCTCGCCGGGGTGGGGTCGTTAGGGTCGATTGTCCTCATTCCACTAGGTTAGCTAGGATAGTTGCGTAACTCAAACCTTGATGCGCAGCCACCCGTCGGCGCAGGATGACCTGCATGGACGCCGCCGAATACCACCGCCTCGCCGCCGAGCTCGATGTACCCGACGAGGAGCGCGACCACGAGCTCGCCTGCGCCCGCTGGGACGCCCAGCACCTGCCCGAGACCATTCACGGACGCGACGTGCACCAGCACGCCGCCGACGCCCTCACCGCCAGCCGAGCGCAGCCGGTCAGGCCGCCGCTGAAGCCCGTCGAGTTCCGCCGCACCGAACACCCCTGCTGGACGCCAGGGCAGGCGCTGGCCGCGATCAAGCGCTGAATACGGTAACGCCCCCGACCCGCAAGGTCAGGGGCGCAGCGCACCAGTTGTCTACGGCTTCAGTACCCAGTCCCCGCCGTCTGCCGTGACCGCGGCGGCGTCGAACAGTGACGGCTCCCAGCCGCCCGTCGCCCGATGCCGGACCAGCACCCGGCCGTCGGTGAGCACGTACCAGTCGGCGTCGATCGGCACCTGCACGCCCTCCCGCTGCACGAACACCCGCGCGCTGGCCAGCTCCTCGTCAGTCGGCACCTTCACTGCTGCTCCTCACGTTGGGCGCCTCGCGCCGCGATGTTCTGTGTCGATTCAGTAGCGTCAGGCCAAGACGCCAGCCCATGCTCGCCGGCCACCGTCAGCCGCTCGTTGTGAGCCTTCACGGCATTCCGCACCGCCGACCGCGACACGCCCAGCTCAGCCGCAACCTCGTCGTACGTGCGCCTCCTGGTCTCCTCGTAGATGGCGTCCACGCGGACAGCGGTGAGCCCCCTCGCGTTCCGGGTGTCCAGCAGCGCGCCCAGCCACCTGGCACGCTGGATCGGCGGCAGCGTGTCCAACCAGGCCAGCACCTCGTCGAAGGCGGTCGGCTCGTGCTTGTCGGTCATGATCGTCTCTCCTGCTGGGAGGGAAGGGGCCCGATACCGGGCCCCTCGCCGTCAGGCCGCCGCCAGCTCCGCAGGCATCCAGGTGCAGTCGCAGCAGGGGTAGTGCTTGCCGTAGCGGGCGAACCACTCGCGGTGGATGCGCTCCTGGACCTCGGCCGCCTTCCGGGCCTCCCGGTCGCGCCACGCCTGCACACGCGCCTCGTCCTCGTCGGTCCACTCGTCGTCGTCATCCTCGACCGGCGAGTACTCGAACTGCCACTCGAACATGGCCTTCGGCATGATGTCCTCGCTGCCGTCGAAGAAGCGGACTCGCACCATTCCGGGCTGTCCCGGCTCGTCGCCGATCAGGTCGGCCAGCTCGCCGTTGTCGGTGTCCTGGTAGTCGCCCCGGAACTTGCTCATCTCGGTCTCCTTGGTGGCTGGTTCTCTGTGGCCTGACACGAACTACTCTAGGCACCCATGGGTGCCTAGCGCAAGACCTGAGTCCGACGCCACACGAATGGAGCAACAAAAGGCTTTGACGGTGCGCGGCTAACGAGCCCCTATCGCACCGGTCACCACACCGACAGCGACCGACAGAACACCCGGAAAGAGAGCAACACCCAAGACAACGAACAACGGAAAGACCAGCAGACGCTCAGCACCACCACCAGCACGAAAGCGCAGGCCATACGGAGTGGCTATCCGGAACCACCGCTGGCCACGAATAGGCAGCGGCCACAAGAACGGCACACCCGCACGCGTCAGAGCATCCCCCAAGATGTGCACCACACACCCAAGAGCGACCGCCACGCCGATCCAGCCGCGCACGGGGGACAGCTCGTCCCCACCCGCCAGGAGTCCCCACACCACGGGGACAGCCCCCGCCCCCAGCACCCACCTCCCCAGGGACCTCCCGGCCAGCAGAGTCCCCACCGTCACGGGGAGCAGCACTCCCCACCAAGGGGACAGGGCAGTCCCCAGCGCGGTGACCCCGCCGACCACCGCGGCGAACACGAAGGTGTGGCTGAGGTGCCGGTGCGTCCCCTCGCTGTCCCGATCCCGGGGAGTCCGCGTCGCCTCGAACGCCACTGCCGACAGCTCCCGCAGCGCCAGCGACAACCAGCCCGTCACCCAGCCGCCCCACCGCGTCGCCACCGCGCCCGGGTGATCCAGGTCCGGCGCCAGACTCCAGCCGGCCACCGTCGCCGCCACTAACAGTGACTGCGCCGGGCTGGCCGCGCCGAGCAACGGAGCCACCAGTAGCCCCGCGCACCACCCGGACAACGCGTGCGTTCGGCCCATCATCAGCGTGTGCTCCTCGCTTGTGGTCCACACGGTCCACGCCTGTTTGCGTGGACCACCCGACACAGGGGGTGTTGCGACTGTTTCCGCAGGTCAGGTATTTGCGGCACCTGTCCTGCTGGTCCACGTGGACCACTCGCGTGACATCGTTGACAACGTGGACCATCCCAGGTCACCGGCCATGGACCGGCTGGTCCACACCGACCGGTGGTCCACACCCGGTCCACGCCGACGACCACGCCGGCCCACGCCCGGTCCACGCGGTGGTCCACACAGCGATGCCCTCCAGCCGAGCACGACCGGAGGGCACCCGCGGCACGACTCACATGCCAGCAGCGCGGCGCAGATCCGCCACGAACCAGCCACGCGGCCGCTCACCATCCGTGACCGTGCGGGGTCGCTGCATCGGCAGCCTGAACGGCTCGCCCTCGAGCATCCGCTGCAACGCCGCCGCGCTCATCCCGACCATGGCGGCGGCGTCGACCGCGGTGACGAACTCGCGGTCGTCCCCGGCCAGCTCCCGCACCAAGACCCCCAAGGTCTCCCCAGCCGACAGGTCCGTCCCCTCGGTCGTCCCCTCGCCGGGGACAGGGCGTCCCTCGAGGAACGCGCGGATCGTCCCCAGGATCAGGTCCCGCGGCCACCCCAACGTCCCCTCCTGACGGGTCGGGGACAGGTACCACGGCTTCCCCGCCAGCTCCCCGGCCAGGGTGTCCCCCGCCGTGTCCCAGTCCCCGTCCTTGAGGACACGCCCCAGGCCGTACGCGAGCTGTCCGGCGGGAATGAACTCGGGAGCGTTCTCGGCATTCACCTTGTTGAAGACTTCGCCCATCAGCGGGCCGAGCGGGCCGTATTTGCGGGCCGACTCGATCGCCACATCCATCTGGGCCTGCGCATCGCTCAGCATCGCCTTCACATCATCCGACATGGTGTCGCTCCCCTTATCGGGAGCCGCGACCGGCAGCGCCGGCTGATCAATTACCTCCGCGGCTCGTGACCCTGTGTGCACACTTCCGGGCCACGATAGACCCTCATCCGCTGCGATAGCGGCCAACTCGGGCAGCCGCAGCGCGCTCCACCGCTCGCGGAAAGCGTCACCAGCCAGCGGCGGTTCCCATTCCGTGCGGCGTGCTGTGTACTTCTCGGCGACCGGGCCGATCGTCTCCGCCCCGTCCAGGAAGTACGCCTTCGCCGCCATCACCCGCGGCTCCTCCATCGCGGGCTGCACCAGCAGCGTGTTGTCCTTCAGCTTGGTCGTGTCAGGTGCGCTGATCGCGGTCAGGATGTCCCGGCCATCGCTGTAGGTGTAGGTGCGGCCGCAGATTCGGATCGTCAGGTTGCGGCGCATCAGCGACCCGTGGGTGCCCAGCGCGTCCATGATCCCGAACTGGGTCAGCAGGAAGATCGAGATGCTCGCGGCGCGGGCGATCTGCGCGATCGCGTTCAAGATCTGCGAGGCGTTCCAACTGTGCCCGTCGAACGTGGGGACCCGCACCTCGCTGTGGTTCATCAGCAGGTCGGACGCTTCCTCGATGAAGCACACCAGCGCGGGCTCGTCCTTCGACGGCGCGTGCTTCGACCGGCGGCCCAGCTTCGAGTTGCGGCGCTTCGCCTCCCGGTACAGCTCAGCGAGCATCTCGGTGACGCTGCGCGGGTCCTCACCCGACACGTACTGGATCACCGGTCGGGTGGTGCGACCCAGCAGCCACGGCAGCAGCCACGGGTAGGCCAACGGCGTCAGCTTCGACGTGCCACCCATCCACACCTCGGCGTCGCCACACTCGAGCACCCCGGCGATCAGGCAGTTCGCGCACACCGTCTTCCCGCCGCCGGTGCCGGCGCACATCACGCCGTGGTTGCCGCACAGGCACACCCCCAGCGGCGACATGTCCTTGTAGCGGCCGATGATCCGCGGCTCGACGATCGTGCCGACCGGCCGGTCCATCGGGTACGGCAGGCTCTGGGCGAACTCGTTCGACGTGAACACGTGCAGCCGAAACAGGTGCGCCGGCATACCCTCCGGCTGCTCCGGGCTCAGGTCGCCTTCAGACAGGACGATCCCGGACGGCGCCAGTCGCGCCGAGGCGATCGACAGCATCGAGCCGACCATGTCGCAGAATCCCACCCACTTGATCGGCTTGGTGGGGTTGTCAGCGAAGTCGACGTAGAAGCCACCCGGCTGGTCCGCCCGGCCGACGACGGTGATGCCGCACCCGGGTCGGGCCTGGTCGGCGATCTCCTGCCACTCGTCCCGGGTCTTGGCCAGCTCGACCTCGGCCACGCGCTCCGAGTTGGCCTCGATGACCTCGGTGCGCTTGGCCTCGACCTCGGCCTTCACCGACGGGGCCCGGGTGTGCAGGGCGCCGAACGCTGCCCCGCACACCAACGCCACCAGCAGCAGCGCGCCAAGCGCCACCGGCCGCAGCGGGTTCCCGCTGCCGGCGAACACCATCCACGCGGTCATCAGCACGCCGGCGCCGACCGCGATGGCCTGCGCCGCGCGCCGCTGCTCGTGCCCGTACTCGACGGCCTTGTAGAAGTGCCGGGCCAGCCACACACCCGCCGCCGTCGATGCCACGCCGGGCGCGACGAGCACCCAGGACGGCAGCCCGGTCCACACCGGAATCGCCGCCAGCGTGTACGCCTGGCAGGCGGCGACCGCCGGCAGGAACCAGCGCAAGTCCGGCTCGAACTCGCGCAGCGCGTCACCGAGACCGCGCTTCGGCGGGGTCGCCTCGGGCTTCTGCTTCTTGGCCTTGGCCGGCTTCTCGTCAGTCGGCGGCGCATCCTGGGTGGCTGGCGCGGTCATGGTCGTCCTCGTCTCGGATCGGTCAGTCGCGGTGACGGTCGACGTCCCACATGGCCTCACGCGGGTCCCGGTCGCGCGTCCGCCGCAGCTTCTCGGCGTGGCTGCGCTCGAACACGGCCCCGTACTCACGCACCGCCTGGACGGCGGCCAGCTGCGTGTTCGCGAACCCCTTCAGGGCGTCGGTGAAGTCCGGGTTCAGGTTCACCTTCTCGACGATCGTGTCGGCGTCACGCAGCCACCCGCGGGCCTGCGCTTCGGCGTAGTCGGGGGCGTGCTTGACGTAGTCGGCGACGTCACCAGCCTTGTTGATCTCCAGCGGTGCGGCCCCCGAGATCGCCTCGCGGCGACTCGCGAACGGATCGGGCATCGTCGTTCCTCCATGTGCGCGCCGGCCACTCCGGTCCGGCTGTCCTGCTGTGACCTCCCGCCGCGGCCCGCGGCCCGGCGGAACGTTCTTCGTGCGGCTCTTGTCCTTCTTGCCCTTGCGGTCCTTGGGCCTCGCGCTGTCCGGCATGCGCTCCGCGCCCCGGCCACCGAGCAGCCCCGAGCCCTTGGTGCGCTTCTTCCTGTCCTTCGGCTTCCCTCCGCCATGCCCCGTCGATGCGGAGTTGGTGTCGGAGGGACGCTTCAGGCCGAACAAGCGGCGCGCGCCCCAGCCGACAAGGCTTGCGGCGGTGCGGCCGAGCCGGCCCCCCAAGCCGCGGCCGCTGCTCCGATCCTTGCCGCTGTTGCTCTTGCCGCCGGGGCCTTTGCCGCGCCCCGGGCCGCTACCGGCCCCACGACCACGACCGGTCGGGCCACCGACACCACGCTGCTTCCCGCCGGCCGGCCCAGACCCGTTACGGCCGCGGGCATTCCTGCGAGTCGGGTCCTTGCCGCCAAGCAGGCCAGCGCCCTTCTTCGCTGCGGCGTTCGCGCCCCGCTTGGCCAGGCCGGCTCCCTTGCCGGCGATGTTGCGGGCCATCCCCAGCAGGCCGCCGCCACGCTTCCGGCCGCCACCGTCACCGGCGCCCTTCTTGCGACCGCCGGCACCCAGCAGGCCGAGACGACCGAGACCGCCCCTGCCCCCGAGGCCCTTGCCGGGGCCGTTCGCCTTGGACTTGCCGTCCGACTTCTTGTCGGCCTTCTTGTCCGGCTTCCGCAGCCCCAGCTTCTCCGCCGCGCCCGGCGCGAACCTGCGCACCGCCGCGATCCCGCCAGCGGTCAACGCGCCCGCCGCCGTCACCACCACGACACCTGTCGGTCCCGCGATCAGCCCAGCCGTCGTCATGCCGGCGCTCCCCGCGCTGGTAGCGCCCAGCAGCGCATGGGGAGAGATCCACCTCTCCCGCTGCGGCTGCTCGGGCGCGACGGTAACCACCGGGGGACTCCTTCCTTCACCGGATCAGTAACGCGGCTGGCTGTACGGGCCGGACGGCTGCGGCGGGTTCGCCCGCTCCTGGTGCAGCACGCGCGTGTAGGCACCGAGCACGGTGTCCGCGGCGAGGCGGGCCTGGAACAGCGCGCCCTCGACGTCCTCGCGGGTCTGCTCGGTGAACGGCGTCTCGCCGTTGTGGGTGGCGGGCATCAGGTCGTCGAGGTCGGTGATGAGTCGGTCGACCTTGGCGGCCTCGGCCGCCCAGAACGCGACGGCCTGCTCGGTGGTGGTGATCATGGCGGGACTCCTCGGATGGTCAGCTGAAGAACGACTTGACGGTGGCGATGGCGCTGTCCACGCCGGTGGACACGCCGTGTTGGAGGTTCGGGCCGATGGCGGTGGTCGCGAGCATCACGCCGAACAGGACGAGCGCGGCGAAGCCGGACTTGGTCCAGCCGCGGCCGAAGGCGACGACGGCGAGCACGCCGAGGATCGCGCACACCAGGTAGACGTTCATGTTCTTTCCCTTCAGTTCCCGGCCGCGGCGGTGCCGGAGTTGCCCATGGCAGCGGCGACTTCGGCACGCCAGCCCTTGATGTGCTTCTTGCTCATGCCCTCGGAAGCGCCGACCGCCCGGTCGCACTCGACGGCCGAGATGGACTCCCAGTGTCGGTCGGTCTTGAACGCCTCTCGCATGAACCATGCGCGGGCCTTGTCCTTCAGTGACGCGTCCTCCGGCACGTCGAGCCCGACAGTCGGTTTCACCAGCACCAGCGGCTTCGACGGCGCCGCAGTGGCCTCGCGCTCCCGCCGGCGCGCTGCAGCAGCCTCGTCCCGCTGCCGCTTCTCCTGCTCGCGCTGGGCCTGTGCCTCCTGCTCCGCCTTCTGGCGTGCAGCGGCGGCGAGCCGCTCCTGCTCGGCGGCGATCTTCATGTGATGCTCGGCCAGCGCGGTCCGGTACGACTGCGCGGCCTCGGTGAGGACGATCAACAGTGCTGGCGGGATCGCGTGCAGCGTCACGCCCAATGCGTCGCCGGCCAGCCACGCGGCCGAGCAGTTCAGCACCAACGACATCACCGTCGCCGCCCACCGCAGCGCGGTGCCCCAGCGCGACGAGAGGCCGAGCTGGGCGAGCGCCTTGTCGCCGACCAGCGCCACCGCGAGCGCCGCGTCGATGGCCAGCCCGAGCGCCAGGCCCTGCGTCCAGTTCGCGCTGTGCAGCCGGAACAGGTCGGCCGCCGTCGTGGCGGATACGGCCATGACGACGAGCGCGACACCCCACACGCCGATCGAGATGACGGCGAGGGTGCGCTCGGCGTCACCAGTGATTTTCATGGTCAGTCGCTCCCCAGCGGTAGGTGCTCGATCTTGGGTTCGAGTAGATGGGGCTGAGATGCCGTGGGGTTCACTGGTTGTGAACCTGCCGTTGACACTGAGTCTGGGGACGCAAGGAACGGGCGCGCCCAGCGGTAGATGGTCGCGTGCGATTCCTGCTCGAGCAGGGCGGCGATTTCCCGCCACGGCCGGCCGCGGTTCTGGTTGAACTCGGCGGCGACCTGTCCGACCACGTCCTGATCGGTTTCGCGTCGTTGCGCCGCTATCCGTCCGACGGCGGCGAGCTGGTCGTCGGGCAGCTCGGCGAGCTGTGTCGGGGCCATGTCTCCTCCGGCGAGCTGGTCGACGATGCGGGCGAGGTGTTGCTGGTCGTGCGGCATGGGGTAGTAGAGCAGCTTGTTTCACTTTGATACAAGAGTGATATCACGATGCAAAGGCAGTGACCTGATCGCAATGTTGACCTTGGCGGCCGCATTATGACCGTATGATTCCGCGTGAAAGCGAACGCATTCGGAATAGGCCGGAGCGGCAGCCGCCGAATGTGAGAAACGATCACCCGGCACGCCGACACGCCCGAGACGAAAATCACCCGACCGCGCCAACCACACGTACTCTCCCCGCCAACCGCCGCTACGCCAGGAGAGTGCATGAGCGCGTCACCATCCGAGGACGACAGAGTCGACCCCTCCGACCCCCGGTTCCAGGCCGCCGTCACCGCGATCGCCGCCCGCTACTTCAGCGAGGCCGCCATCCAGACGCGCAAGGACGTGGCGCGCGAACTGGAAGCCGCCGGATGGGAATCCGCCGCGCGCTGGCTCCGGAAGCGCACCGCCGAGATCGAGGCGCAGATGCCCGGCCGGCAAGGACCCCGGAGGCGACGGTGAGCCCGGACAGCCACGAACGGGGCCGGATGCTCACCCACATCCGGCACAGCGGCAGCGACGAGCCGGACCTGACGGCGGAGCAACGGCGGGCAGCGGCGCGGCGGATCGCCACCGAAGCGGACGACGCCGACGAGTGCCGCGAGTTGCTCGCCATGCTCGGCCTGACAGCGGCGGACGGCCTCCGGCCAGCCGACAACTGACCCCAGATACAACGAAGCCCCACCGCTGGAACGGTGGGGCTTCGCCCTGTGCTCGGCTGAGGCGTAACGGCCCAGGGAAGTGGAGCCGGGATGGCAGTGCGCCCACTGTGCGTTCCAGAGCCCGGCCCGATCAAGCTACCTCACGGGAAAGCCACGTACGGCGGGCACGTGTCCGGCGGGAACACGGCAGTCACCGTCGGCGTCGGCGCGGGCGTCCGCCGCGGCGCGGACGGATGCTGCGGGTCCGGCGGCTCGGGAGCGGCCGGCGGGTACGCGCACGCCACCGGCAGCTGCGTGGTGGTCGTGGTGGGGTCCGTTGGTGCGGCCGGGACTGCGTTGGGCTGCACCGCGCCGGCGCGGCTCGTGCTCGTCGTGCTGCTCGGCGCCGCCGGACGTGTGGTCGTCGTCGGCGCGGTCGTGGTCGTAACGTAGGTCTGCGGCACGAGCCCGGCCGGCGTCGGCCGCGACACCTGCTGCGGTGCCGGCACGCTCGCCGCTACCGCGAACGCCACGCCCGTGCTCGCCACCGCGAACACCACCGCGGCCACCGGGATGATCCTCTTCACTGGCTCTCCCCCTCCACCTGCCGCCCCCGCGAGTTGCTGCCCGGCCGTGTCGCGATCCAGCGGACACCCTCGACCATCGCCCACACCATTGCGTACACGAGCCACACCGAGAAGGCGACGAACCAGAACATCAGCACGAACATGAACGCGCCAGTCCACCAGAACCAGGCGCGTGACCAGTACGGTCGGCCGTAGTAGACGCGCCTCGGTCTACGGCGCTGTCGAATCAGCTGGGTCGGCGTAGGCCATGTCACGGCGGGGCTCCTTCGGTGCTCAACCCGTTCTCATCGCTGCCGACGGTTTGGTGTTACAACAAGCAGTTCAGCTCGACTGTCCATTTTCTGTCCAGTTGGAGGACCCCGCGCGTTCACCATGCCCACAGGCGAGCGCGCGGGGCCGGTCGCCAGCAGCCAGACTGCCCGCCACAGCCAGCCGTCGGCAGCTCACGAGGCCAGCGACAGTCCCTTCGCCGCCATCCACGTCTCCACGGCGTGCACCGCGTGCCGGTTGTCTCCGACGTGGTGCTCGCTCAGCCACGGCCGGAGAGCAGCGACCAGAGCCTGGTCAGCAGCGTCCGCAACCGGCGGAGCAGGGACGGGAGTAGGACCGGGGGTGGGCTGGACGGGAAACGGGTTGGGCCTCCCGGTCAGCGCGGCGAAGTCCTCACCCAACCCGTGTAGGTCGATCCCCTCCGGGTTGTGACCGGTTGCGTCCAGCCACTCCGGCGCGACGACGATCCACGCCTCCTCGACGTACTGCGACCACCACGCGTCGGCCACGTCCTGCGTCCGCGCCCACGTCACCACGCGCACGGTCTCGCCCGGCGTGCTGTAGTAGCCGACCGGCACCGCGTGGCCGCCGTCGATACCGCCGTCCGGGGCGACCACCGTCCAGGGCTGGCCGGCGTTGAACTGGTCCATCGCGGAGTTCGGCAGGTTCACCCCGAGGCACAGGGCGCCGAACACGTTGATCGCCGCGTCCACCTCGGACTGGTTGTGGATGTCGACCTCGGCGTAGGCCAGGATCTTGTGCCCGGCGATGCCCACCTTCAGCCAGTAGGCCAGCGCGTCCTGGATGACGGTGCCGTTGTCGGTGCTCGGGTCGGACGGGTCGAATCCGGTGACCGCCGTGTAGCCGTCGAGCAGCGCCTGCTCCGGCACGGTGACGGTGCTGCCGCCGCCGTACGTGGAGAACGCCTCGATCAGGTGTCCGATCATCGCCCACACGCAGTCGCCGTACTGGTCGTTGCCGTACATCGGCCACGACCCGACCCGCGAGAGCCAGTCCACCACCGCGGGGTTCGGGGGCACCGCCGTGTTCAGGTGCGGCGCGAGCTTGAGCCGCGGCTTGCTCGGGTCGTTCGGGAGCCGGCCGAGTCGCCCGGCCCGCTGCGGTTCCATCGCCGTCATCGTTCGCTCCTAGCGCTTTCCGCCGCCGAGCAACGGCGGTGGTGTCGTGGTGGTGGTCGCCGTGCTCGGGTTCACGCAGGCGATCCCGTCGTACTTGGTGCCGTCGTTCGCGGTGATGACCGCCTCGTGCTGCTCGTAGCCCGAGGGACACGTCGGCCCGGGGTCGCCCTTGTCGCCCTTCGGTCCGGGAGGGCCCGTCGGGAGAGGGCCGACGTCCTGCGTGGTGTTGTCGTCGTAGGTGACGATCAGGTGACCGGTTGACCCGTCCATCGACCGCACGCTTCGGCCTGGGTCGCCCTTCGCGCCGGGCGGCCCGACCACCTGCCCGATGTCCTGGGTCGTGTTGTCGGTGTACGAAAAGAACAGGTGGCCACCGGACAGAACGGAGCCAGTGATGCCCCGGCCGTTCGCTCCCGGTGCGCCGTCCTTCCCGACGACCTGTCCCTTGTCCTCGGTCTTGTTGTCCGTGTAGGTGACGAACATGTGGCCGCCGATGATGGCGGTGCCTGTGATACCGCGGCCCGGGAGCCCCTGCGCCCCACTTGGGCCTGGCGGCACAGCCGCCGGTGTACCGCCGAGCCGCTGCACCTGGTCGTGCAGCTGCTGCGCCACCACGTGGTTCTCCTGCGCCGACGACTGGGCCTGCTGCACCTGGGTGGTCAGCTCGTCCACCTTGGAATCGAACCCGGCCAGGACGAAGCCCACCAGGACGAGCCCTAGCACGGTGATGATCACGCCGGCCCAGATCACCCGATGCCCGCGGCGGTGGAGCGCACCGCGGGCTGCCGGGGCTACGACCGTCGCCTTGATGTCATCCGTCATGCCTCCTCCACCTCTTTCCGCTTCTCGGTGAGACGCTTTGCGGCCTTGCGTCTGCGGATCAAGTCGGCCGCCTCCTCGGGCGTGATCTTCCCGTCGGCGGCCGCGTTGAGGACGTCGTCGTCGAGGACCTGGTCGATCGCGCGTCGCGCGGCGTCTTCCCGTTCCTGCGGGGACGTTCGGAGCCACGTGATGAGGGCGGTCGCGATCCCGCCGAGGGCAGCAAGGATCCCGCCGATACCTGTGAGCAGGCTCGCCCATTCACTCACCAGCACCCCCTTGTTGCGTGGCGTGCTGTTGCGCGCCGATTGGTGATCACGGTGCGCCTTCCGCCTTCCGTGGTGGAGATGCCGCCAGCCGTGTCGGGGCGGCTGGCAGCGGTCCGGGTCAAGGCGTCGGGCGTGCCGTAACCTTGTTCGGCACCACCTGCACCGCCACCACGCCGAGCGCGGCGATGACGATGGTGATCCAGCCCTGCGTGGTGATCGCGCTGCTGCCGGCGACCTGCACGGCGGCCTGCGCACCGGCCAGGAGCACGGCGACGATGGTCTTCGGCCACTCGTAGATGCCAGGTAGCACCGGCACCAGGTACACGCCGACTGCGGTCAGCGCCGCGACGGCGATGGTGGCACCGGTCTGCATGGTGAACGGCGCGGTGGCGACGGTCTGGAGTGCGGTGAGGACGGCCATCACGATCGCGGCGATCGCCTTGGCGTACTTGGACATGGCGGGTTTCCCTTCCGTGGTCGTGATCACGAGGTCTTAGGGGTGGCCGTGCCGGTCACGGCGAGATCGAAAGCGAGCGACGTCGGCGCGGCCGTCACTCCGCCGCCGCCGCTCGTCAGCTTGGCGAGGGCGGCGGTGGCGGCCTTGTGTGCATCGGAGTTCTTCTCGTAGTCGTCGAACACGGCGGTGTCGACGCCGCGCACGCTTGCCGGCGCACCGCCGGCCTTGGCCTCGGCCAGCTTGGCGCTGATGTCGGCCCAGCTGGTGCCGATGAGCTCGGCGGTGGGCAGGAGTTCGGCGCACCGGGTGTAGGAACCGTCCGTCTGCACGGTTCCCTCGTCGACCAGAAACTTCCACATGTCGTCGTCCTCACTGTTCGGGGAGCGAACCGCTCCCGGGGGTTGCTGCCCGAAGCTGGCCTGCCGGGCCTCGTTGGTGTCGCACTCGACGCCGTCGACCACGACGGTGCCGAGGCGTTGAAGGAGGTGGATGCGCGGGTCGACCTGGCCGCCGGACCAGGCCTCTGTCTGCCAGGCGAGACTGGCCAGCCCGGCGTCCAGCGCCCGGGAAACCGCGTAGTAGCCGCCGTACACGCCGGTGCGACTGTGCCCGAGCACGCTGGCGGCGCCCGCGAGGTAGTCCCCGACGGGGCCGAGCTTGGCGAGCGCCGACATGGCGGCCGGCGCATAGTCGGGGATGTCGAAGTCCACCGCGAAGTAGATCGGCCAGCCTGACGCGCCGACAGCATCGGCCGCGGCGAGCGCCGCTCGCGCATCGGCGACGCCGGCGTCATGGCCAGCTGCTGCGCGGTTGGCCTGTGACTCCCAGACGAGCGCGACCGCGACGCCGTTGGCGCGTAGGTCGGCGAACTCGGCTGCAGTTAGGTTGTATCGGCCGCCACCGAGGCCGTTCTCCAGGTACCGCACGACGAACCGATAGCTGGCGGCGTAGATGGCCGCGCCGGACGGTCGCCCTCCCGAGTAGTCCAGACCGAGCATGTTCGTCTCCTTGTCAGCTGGCGGTGGTAGTGAGCACGTTGGCAGGGCCTTCGTCCTTGACGACCACGCCAACAGGGTTGGCGAGCCCGGCCGCACCACCCTGGAACTGGATGTTGCCGCTGCCAGACACGCGAACCGCGGTCATCGTGAACACCAGCGATCCGGGACTGCTGCCGGTCTCGTAGTCTGTGGAGAACTCGTCCGTGTACCCGATCCCGTTGGCCAGGATGGTGAACACGTTCTCCCGAAGTTGGTTTCCGCCTGTGCCCGCCGTCGCGCCGACCCTGATCTTCAGGGAGTAGATGTCGTTGGCGACAGAGCCGAGCGCTTTGAACCGGACCGTGATCCGGTATCGGCGGTTCGAGCTCAGCGCGACCGATCCACTGTCCATGTTGGTCGGTTCGGTCTCGGTCGTGGTGATCGTGGGGCCGAGGTTGTTGGTGCCGGTGATCTGCCGGCCGCCAACGACTCCCCGCGACAGACTGCTCCCGTTGACCTGGACATCCGTGACGGCGTTGATCGTGTTGTCCGTTTTCAGGACGCCGGCGCTGGCACGGTACAAGTTGACGTCCACATTGGTTGACCCGCCGGGGCCCCACTGCATCCGTCCGTCGAAGTCCTGGATGAAGCTGGCGTTGGTGTCGCCGGACTTGCGGAAGTCGACGACCCGATTACCAGAGATCGTGGCGGTGGTCTGGATCCGCAGCGCTGCCTGTGCCCCGGTCGCACCGAGCGTTGCAGGGCCACCGGTGCCGTGCAGGTAGCTCCAGGACGCTGACGCCGGGCTTGATCCGTTGGACACCACCGCAGCGCCAGTGTCTGACTCCAGCACCCCCTGTCCGGCGATGGGTGTGGACGGCCTGGTGGTGCTGGTGGCCGGCGTGAACCCCACCAGGTTGTCGATCTTGTCGGCGTTCGCGTTGAAGATCGTGACGTCGTAAAACTCGCTCGTCGCCGGCTTGACCAGCGCTGCGCGGGTCGTGGTCGTCGACATCAGGACTCCTCGGAGGCGTCGGGGTACGCGGCGGAAATGATCGGCTCAGGGCCGAGCAGTTGTCGCCGAAGAACCTCGGCCCGCGGCACCGGAGCGAGCGACAAACGGCGTCGGTGCGCGAGTTGCTGCTCACGCACCTGGGACACATGAGCGGTCTTCACCGCCACCACCTCCAGGTCCATTACCGACTCCGCGCGCACCCGGTCCAGTGGCGTCCCCTTCGCCCTCGTGGACATGCGGTGCCGCAGCTTCACCGCCGCGCAGCGGGCGAGATGGTCGCGGCGGGCGGTGGCGATGTCGGGGGCGGTGTGCAGTGCGCTGCCGTTTGCCCAGTCCTCCGACGTGAGGTGGGGCTCGGTGAGAACCACATCCAAGAGGGAGGCGGTGTCCGACGGGTCGATGCCGTACTCGGCGGCCCTCCACTCCATTGTGTCTGTTGGGAACACGTGCAGCTGCCGTTCCGATGAGCCGTCGTCAGCTGTGAGGGTTTTCGCCACGCGCCAGCGATCCCGGACCAGTTCGACGCTATCGAACACGATCTTCATCGTTCACCGCCTTTCTAGGAGAGTCGGAAGCACCAGGTGTTGACGATCACCGCGTGGGCGTTGGGGTATGCGACTGTGACGCCTGTCGCCGACGAGGCGCTGATTGCCGCGTACGTGTTAGGGCTGCCACTGTCGATCACGCTCGCGACGGGGTTGATCCGGCCGGCGAACGTTGCCCCATAGGACAGGATGAGGCTGCCGAACCCTGCTCCCACGCTGGTTTCCTCGCAGTAGGTGGCTGACAGACCGCCGATGTTTTGCGCCTCTGCCCACACGCCCTTCTGGAAGTGGTTCGCCGAGTTGTCGATCTCGTACCAGGCGTCTACTGAGGCGTTGCTGACCCCGTTCCGTGTGATGTTCGACCACGCCTGGAAGAAGCCCCCGTCGTTGCTCTGGTCGGTCGTCTTGATCAGCTGCATGGTGATCGAGTCGGTCGCGATCAGGCGTGTCCGGTTTGTGTTTCCGGACGTGACGTTGGTGAACGTGCCAGAGTTCATGCCCATGGTGGTGCCGGCGTTGCCGCCGTCGGGTGCGTTGATGAACGCGACGTTGGAGCTGTTCGACGGGTAGAAGTCGATGGTGGGCCAGCCGTCGCCGCCGCCGGTCGGGCCAGCCGGGTTCAGGATGACGCGGCTTCCCGTTCCGACACCGGACTGCACGGTTCCGGTGAGGGTGGCGGACCCGTCGGCCGAGTTGATCGCTACCGTCTGTGTGCCGTTGCCGTTGTAGGCCTGCAATCCGCTGGAGTTGAGCTCGACCCGGGCACCACTATCCGCTGTCTTGATGCGGGCGCCGATGAACCAGTCCGCGGTGATCGTGCCCGCGGTCACCTTAGTCACTGTCAGGTCGGAGATGTGCGCGTTGTCGATGAGCAGCGCGGTCGCCTGCACTGCCGTGCTCGGATTGGACTTGTTGCCCGCCTCGTCCACGGCGAGCACCTTGAAGTAGAGCGCACCCGTGGACTCGACATTGAACGTACCAACGGCGGGGATCTGAGCAATGATCATGCCGTTGTTGGCGATCAGTTTGCCCAGCAGCGTCGTGTTGTCCGGGGTGAACGTGGGCTCGTACTGCGCGTGCACCTCGAGATGGTGCAGGTCGGCTTCCAGGTTGTACGTGCCACCGCTCGACTTGCCGAGCGTGTGGGTCACCTGGATCGCGATCCGCGACGCGGCAACGGAAGGGGGCGCCGGTACGGACGGGGCGATCGTGTCCCCCACCGTCTGGATCGTCGTCGTCGCCGACCACACCGAGCTGTTCGGTGGGTTTCCGTTGTCCACCGCCCGGATCTGGATGTCGTACGGCACACCAGGAGTGAGCTCCTGGATCAGGTAGGAGGTGGCGTCGAATCCCACGTATGCGGTCTGCCACGGGCCCGGCGTGTAGGTGATCGGCTCGGCGTTCGTACCGGCGTGCAACTGGGCGTGGGTGTAACTGGCCATCTGGGCGTGCGTGGCTGGGAAGATCGGTGTCGCGCCGGTGCGGTACTGGATCTCATAGTGGTCGCCGTCGATGATCGCCGAACCGTCCGTGTTGGTTGGCCTCGTCCACGCGACCTGCACCTGGGCCTTGGTGATGCCGCTGTTGGTGGACTGGTAGACGGACTGCGTGAAGGGCAGAACGAACGCGGGCGCGTTGGGGATGCTGGTGTTCGGCATCGGCCGCGTGCCGATGCTCTCCCCGTTCGGGTTCGTCAACGACCGATCGAACCCGCCGACGGTGAGGGTCGTCGAGCCGGACTCCCAGATGACGTAGTCCGTCAGGTCGTACCAGTTGCCGTTGTAGTCCCGGTAGGCCACGGACATGCCGGCGGTGATCGGGTAGGTCATCTCCATCACGCGCAGCTTGGTCGGGTTGATCCGCTGCCCGCGGAACACGATCTCGTTCGGCGTCGCCGAGGTGTCGACCAGGCCGGCGTCCGGGTCGTGCACCCACACCCAGTCCCCGAGCGCGACGTCGCCGCGGATGTCGAACTGGTCGCTGGTCAGCTTGATCTGCTGCCGCGGCGTGCTGTACGTGTTCAACGTGACGGCGGCCTGGGCGTTGGCGTTGTTCGGGTCCGTCGAGGACTGCGACACCGCGCTGATGATGCTGACCGGGTTGCCGTGCAGGTCCAGGTACGGGTTGAGCGCCGGGGAGATCGTGGCCGCGCCGGTCGCGATCGCCGTGCCCTGGCCCTGCGCGAGCAGGATCACCTCGGTGATGAACGACTGCACGTCCTCCGTGGTGACGCCCTTCCCCGGCAGCGCCCGGACGCCCATGTCGGCGCCGATGTCACGCCGCACCACCGCGGCGACCGGGTTGGTGACGTACAGATCGCTGACGAGCCCGGCGTCCAAAGTGGCGTCGCCGTTCACCCTGTACTCAACCGGGTTGGTGTAGTCGCTGGTCATGGTCGAGCACAGGTAGTCCAACGCCTTGCGGGAGGTCTGCCACTGGTGCAGGCCGGTGTAGGCCCCGGTGACCGAGTGGATCGTGCCGGCGGTGACCGCACCGGACGCCGGCAGCATCGCGTTCACGGCGGAGGTGAACGAGGCGTTGGTGAACGTGAGCGCGGTGGTGATGACGGGCCCGTTGTTGTTCTCGTCGCCCAACCAGTACGCCATGCCGCTGCCGGACAGGTTGTATCCGCTGTCGTCGCTCGCGAACGTCTTGCCCCTCAGCACGCCCGTGTACCTGCCCGAGCGGAGCAGGGTGTCGCCGGCAACGCGCGGATCGGGGCGTCCGGTGCTGACGACGATGTGCCCGAAGTACTGGATGGCGTCGATGACGGCGCGCGGTGTGTCCGGCCGCAGCTTCAGCGACCAACTGCCCAGCGCGCCCTTGGTCTCGGTGATGCTCATCTGCGCACCGCCTGCACGAGCTCGCTGGGCGCGCCGAGGTACTGGGCATAGAGGTCGCCCGCCACGTCGCCGGCCACCGCGCCGGATCCGCCGGCGACGACGCCGATGAACGCGTCGAGGGTGACGGTGCTGGCGAGCTGGATCCCGCCCTGCGTGGTCAACGCGGTGAACGTCTTCGCCGAGCCGATGATGTACCGGTTGCCCGCAGCGTCGTTCGCGGTGGCGGACACGTAGCCGGTGCCGGCGGTGCCGGCCTCTGCAGTGACGCACTGGATCGTCAGCGTCGCCGAGAACTCGCCCTGCACGTACACCTCGACGAACCTGCTGCCGCGGCGCAGCGTGAGGTCGACGGTGATCCGCCCAGGTGCCTGCGTCCACAGCAGACGCACCACGGCGATCTCGACCTCGTTGCGCAGCACGGTGCACGACGTCGGCGCGCCGAGCGAACTGGCGGCGGACTGGATGTCCCAGTTCTTCGTCTGCCAGCCGCCCCCGGTGTACGCCGACACCTGGAGCACACCGTTGCTCGTCAACGGGGTAACACGGACGAGGGAGTTGTGCAGCGTCCACCCGGTCGCCGCCACGCTGTAGTTGATGCCAGCCCGCTCCAGCGAGTTCTGGTCAATGAACCGCACCCGGCCGTTGAGGTAGGAGCCGACCGGGCAGCCCCACCGCGGGTTGTAGCCGGTCTGGAGTCGCCGGTAGACGGTCATTGCCCCGTCGCTGCCGGTTCGGGTCACTGTGGACGGCTGGGACGGTCCGGCCCAGTACGCGTAGTGCCCTATCGGCGGGCAGTGCCACCGCTCCCCCGTCGCGCTGAAGCTGTTGTTGCGGGCGGTCGCACCGGTCAACCTGGACTCCAGGTCGACCTCGGTGTCCGTGCCGACCCGGATGAGGTTCGCCGACCAGTCGCACGTGATGAGCTCGCCCGTCCAGTTCATCAACGCGGCCTGCGCCGCGGTGAGCCGGTAGTAGCCGTTCCGGTCCTGCTTGTTCGTGAACGTCACCGGCTGGATCGAACTGCCGGCCATACCGGTCAGGTCGTCCTCGACCTGCGCCAGCGCCGCCACCGACAGGCCAGCCGACGGCGCGGTGGAGGCGTTCACCTCCTGCCCGGTCAACGCGAGGGTGCGGCCGGTGGCGTTGGTCGAGTCGACCGCGTCCGTGGCCGTCGTGATGGCCTCCCGCAACGACAATCGGCCGATCTGCGTGGTCCCGAAGTTCGTGGTCATGAGTACTGGCCCTCCACGACTCGCAGGGCGTTGCGGAGCTCGAAGACCATCTTTCGGGCGTTGGCGGTCATCGCGTTCGGGTCGGTGAGGTCGACGATCCCGGTCACGTTGACGTTCTCGATCGTGATGCCGCCCTGCCCGGCCGTGGTCGACGAAGTCGCGCCGGCCAGGCCCTGAGCGGACACGAGCGGCGCGCCGCCGGACACCATCACGCCCCGCGCCGCGGCGAGCACACCAGCCGCCATGGTCCGCGACGCGGCGACGGCCTGACCCTGCGTCTGCTGCATACCCACCACGAGGCCGGTCGGGATGTGTTGGCCCACCTCTTCGGCCATCACCCGCGACGGCGACGAGATCCCCAGGGCGTCCTTGATTGGGCCCGGGATCACGCTCTTGATCCAGCCCCACACGTGGTCATAGAGCCACTGGCCCATGCCCTCGATGCCGTGCCAGATGCCCTCGACGATGTTCTTGCCGATGTCAAAGATGCCGGAGATCGCGTCCCACACCGCGCGCACAGCGCCCTTGACGATGTCGACGATCGCGTTCCAGATGCCGCCGAACACGTCCTTGATGCCCTGCCACACCTGGCCCCAGTTGCCGGAGATGATGCCGGTGACGACCTCGATCACGCCCTTGATCACCTGCATGACGTCCTTGACGATGTCGGCGATCGACCCGAACACGTCCTTCACGACGGGCAACAGCGCCTTGATCACCGGGACCAGGATGTCCACGATGATCTGTATCAGCGGCTGGATCACTGGCACCAGATCCGAGATCAGCTGAGCCACGAGCCGCAGGATCGGCATCAGAGCCTGGAGGATGTCCAGCAGCGGCGGGATCGCGGCCTGCACGATCTGCATCAACGCCGGGAACAGCGGCGCCGCTGCCTGGAACACGCCCTGCATCAGCTGGCCCCAGGCGTCCAGGATCGGCATCAGCGCGGGGAACACGCCGGACACCGCGTTCGCGACGGTAGTGATCAGCTGGACAAGGATCGGCAGCAGCGGCGAGATCGCCGTCCACACCGCGCTGAACGCGGTCGATAGTGCCTGGCCGACGACGTGCGCCAGCTGGGTCACCACGTTGATGATCGGCGGCAGGATCGGCAGCAACCCAACCAGTAGCTTCGCGACGAAGTCGGTGATGGGTGGGATCAGCTGCAGGATCGCGCCGACCAGCTGACCGAACGCCGGCATCGCCGGGGCGAGCGCCTTGAGCACGGAGTCGAGCTGCTGGGCCACCACGGTCAGCACCGGGCCGAGCGCGGCCAGAACCGGCTTCAGCAGGGCGACGATCATGTTGGCCAGGTCGGAGATCACCGGAACCAGCGCGGCGAACACCGGCGCGAACGCCTGCGCGATCAGCGTCACCAGCTGGCCGAGCGGCGCGCCGAGACTGCCGATGGCCTGCCCCAGCGACTGCAACATCGACCCCAGCGGGGCCATCGCCGGCGCCAGCGCGGCCATCATCTGGTTGAGGCCGCCACCGATCGCGTTCAGCCCGGCACCCAGGCCGGACGTCACCGGCCCGGCGACCGAGCCGAGCTGCACGAGCCCGGTGAACACCTGGCCCAAGCCGCCGAGCAGCCCCTGAAACAGCGGGACGGCGTTGGCGAACAGCGCCTGCAACTGGCCCTGGAACAGCGGCGTCTTGAACAGGTTCCCCGCCTGCACCGCAGCGTCCGAGAACACGTGCCCCATGGACGCGATGCCAGCGTTGAAGATGGGGAACAAGCCCACGGAGTCCTTGAGCATGGTGGTCATGCCCGGCAGGAAGCTGTTCTCCGAGGTGGCCTTCAGCCCGTCCACCAACGGTTTCATCGACAGCAGCTGGTTGACGAAGTCTCGGCCGGCCGGGGTCAGCTTCGCCATAGCCGCCGCGAACTGGCTGGCGGCGCCGGCGGACTGGGCGGCCTGCGCCGCCTGCTGCGCTTCGGTGTCCGCCAACTGCTGCTGCGCCTTGGCCACTGCCTCCGCAGCGTCAGCTTCCTGCCGGGAGGCGTCGACCTGAGCCTTGGTCAGAGCTTCCTGCGCGTTCTGCACGCCCTCGTTCGCGGAGATCAGGGAGTTCTTCGCGTCAACGACCTGCTTGTCGCCCTCGACGCCCTTGGCGTTGGCGTCGGCGGCCTGCTGTCGGACCTGCTCGTCGCGCTGCTTCAGGTCGTCGAGCTGCTGCTGGGCGTTCTTGACGTCGTACTCCGCCTGGCGCTTCTCCAGGTCCGTGGACAGGGGGTTGGCCAGGACCTGCTTCAACCGCTGCTGGGCCTGCTCGACCGCGAGGCTCGCGCCCTCCTCGTTCACCGCCATGTCGCTCACCTGCTGGTTGAGCGACTCGATCTGCTGCTCGGCGGCCTTCCGCGCGTCGGTGAGGTTCTGCGTCGCGATCTGGTCCTGCCGCTGCGCATCCGTGACCCGCTGCTCGGCCTGTGCGATGGACAGCGCGGCATCCTCGTACACGCGGGCCTGTTGCTTCTGGGCGTCCGCGATCGCCTGCTGCGCGTTGCGGATCGCGATCGCGTTGCTGAGCTGGGTTGAGGCCGCAGAGTTCGACGCCGATGCCGCGGCCTTCTGGTCCGCCGAGTAGCCCTTCAACGCCTCCGATACACCGTGGAACGCGAACCCGATCCCAGCGAGCGCCGCGCCAGCCCCGGCTGCGGCTGGTCCGATCGCGGCGATGGCCGCAGCCGCAACAGCCGCGAGCGCCGGGATGGCGCCGAGTCCCATCGCCGCGAACCCGCCGATCCCCGCGAGCGGCCCGGACAGGCTGGATGCCGAGAAGCCCGCCTTGTCCACCGACGACGATGCCTGCTCGGCCTTCGTCTTGACGTCGTCCAAGCCGGAGCCGTCGCCCTGGATGGCGACCCGCTTGGCCTTCAAGGTGTCGACGCGCGCGTTGAGCTGATCCAGCTTCGCCTCGGCGGCCGCGATGTCGGCGTCCACCTTCGGTGAGGCCCGCTTGGCGTCGAGCTCCTGGATCTTCAGCTGGACGCGTTCCAGGTTGATGTTCGCGGCCGCGATGTCCGCGTCCACCTTCGGCGACGGCCGCTCCTCGTTCAGCTCCTCCAGCTTCGACGTGATCTGCTGAGCCTTGAGCTCCGCGGCGGCGATCTCGACGTCGATCTTCGGGTCGGTCTTGCGGGCCTTCAGGTCGTCCAGCCGTGCCTTGACCTGATCGATCTGCGCGGTGGCGGCAGCGATGTTCGCGTCGATCGTCGCCGTGGCGCGCTTCCCGTCGATGCGTGTGCGCACCTCGTCGGCCTTCGCCTCGGCCGGTGCGACGTCGGCGTCGACCTTCATCTCGGCGGGTGCCTCGCCGCGCACCTTCGCCTCGATCTTGGCCAGGTCGTCCTCCGTCGAGTCCTTCAGTTTGACCTCGACGTACGCCTCGGCGATCTTGAAGCCGTCACCGGCCATTCGCTGTCACCTCCCTCCGTCAGTCGACGATTCCGGGGAACTGGGCCTTGAACTGGTCGAGCGGGATCACGTCCGCGCCGCCCGCTCGCTGCTGCTGTGGCTCGCGCGTTGGTGGCTGGTAGGTCTCTTCCTCGTCCTGTAGATGCCGGTACCGGGCGGCCATGACCCCGTCGTAGGCGAACACCCTGCGGGCCAGGTTGAAGAACCGCGGCCCGTCGATGTCGGCGGCGTCCAGGTCGATGCCGTAGCAGGCAAGGAAGTCGGCGTCGAGGTCATCGAGGTAGTCCGGTATCCAGGCGATCTCTTCTAGGCGCTCGCCGAGCGTCCTTTTGGGACGTCTAGCGCGCCCATGGCCTGCTTGACCACGATCTGCATGAGCTGCTCCAGATGCTCGGGTTCGAGATCGGGGTAGTTGACGAGCGCGTCGTACGCTTCCTCGCCGATGACCTCCTCGAGCAGCTCGGCGGAGGCGACGTCGAGGCCCTGCCGACGCATGGTGCGGATCACCCGCAGGCCCAGATTGGGCGGGAACCGTCGGGGGATGGTGAACTCGCGGCCATCCAGGGTGAACAGGACGGCACGCTCCTCCGGCGCCCGGTCCTCCGGCCGCTTGGTGGTGAGGTGCAGCGGCTCGAAGTCGCCGTTGTCGACGACGCGCACTGGGGTCTTGCGCTTGACGGTGCGGGCGTTGCTGGCCATGGCGGGCTCCTTGCTGTGGCGGGGGTTGCGCGGCCGGGCGCTCGGTTCCCGGCCGCGCAGGATCAGGCGGTCTGGTCGACGACGTGCACGATCGCGATCGACGGGGACACGTAGTGCGCGCCGAACTGGACAGGGATGAACGTCTGCTTGTCCTTGCTGTACTGGGACTCGACCTTGCTGACGTTCAGCACCCGGCGGGCGATCACCCTGCGCCGGAACGCATTGCCGGGCGCGTAACCGTCCATGATCGCCGCGAAGTAGTTCGGCTGCGTCGCGCTGGTGACGTTCAGTGGCTCCAGCGAGGAGTAGTTCGCCCCGGTCGCCGAGGTACCACCGTTGATCGCCTGCTGCAGGTTGACCAGGGTGGGCTCGGCGAGGTTGGTCTCCAGGGTGATCTCGCGGCTCGTGAGCCGGCGCCCGACGACGTCAACGAGCTGGTCGCACTGGAGCATCGCGAACTTCTGGTCGACGGACACCTTCACGCCACCGTCGGTGCCGCCCACGTCCGTCCACGCCGACGCGGCCGGCGCCGAGTTGACGGCGGAGTCGAGGGGCTCGGTCGCGCCGAACAGGCCCGTGTAGAGGGTGCCCGGCCCCATGGTCAAGTTGCTCGCGGTCACGGACATGGTGTTGCTCCTACTTTCCCTTGCCGGACTTCTTGGGGAGGCCGGTCACGTTGATCGACGGGTACTTCTTCGCGACCCGCTGCCGCACCTGGGCCTTCTCCGCCGGGGTGCCGTTCTTGCTGACCCGGCCGAGGGCGTCCCTGGCGTGCGGCGCGTCGTCGATGCGGTACTTCCGCTTGTCCGGTACGCCGAAGTTGCTGGCGGACATCGCCTTGCGCCCGGTCTTGGTGTTGCGTCGGGCGTTGACCTTCGCCGGCAGCTTCGACGCCCGCGACTTGCCGCCGCCCTTACCCGTTGCCATCGCTCCTCCTCAGCTCGCGTCTCGGAACTGGTGCCGGTTCAGGTCGCCGTCCAGGTCGAACTGGACCGTGGCGTAGTCGGGGTGCATCGCCAGCGGGATGCACTGCGACTCGGGGATGTCGGCCGGCACCTCCACGACCCGCGTGCCGGGGTGCATGAACTCCATCTGCCGCCGGTTGTGGTGCGTGATGATCAGCCCGTTGTAGGTGAGCATCTGCCGGGAGTTCTCGCCGTAGAGGGCGAAGCGGTCGGTCGTCATGACTGGTCCACCCAATTCAGCGCGAGGTCGAAGGTGAAGCTGGCGTAGAGGCCGATGTCGCCGTAGGACCGGCGCGGCTCGGTCACCACGTACGCGGACAGCACGCGGGCGTTCGGGTAGCCGGCTGGCAGCGTGAGGAGCCGCGGCACGTTGCGGAGTTCCGCGTCGGTGCGCGGGTAGCAGGCGCGGACGATGCACTCGGCGAGGTAGTTCGCCTTGTTCCACGGCGGCTTGGTGGACTGGGGCTTGCACGCCCAGGTGTCCACGGTGACCACCGGCTGCCGCAGAGCGTTGTCCAGCACCGGCCGGCCGCCCGAGGTGCGGACCGTCACGAAGCCGCTGGCCGCCCACGTGCTGTTGTCGGACGGCAGCTGGCTGGCGACCATGGCCGGCGTCAGCCCGGTCACGCCGCCGAGCCAGGCGACCGCCACCAGGTCCGTGTTCGCGCGCAGCACCGGGGACGTCACGACGCACCGCCGACCTGCGCACGGAGCGCCTTCACCTCGGCCAGGAGTGCCGCGTGGTCGGCGCGCATCTCGGCGATGATCTGGCCCTGCTGCACCACGAGCTGCTTGGTGTCCCGGTTGACCTGGTAGTCCGACGCCGCCGCTATGGCCGACACCTGGTCACTGCGCTTGGCCGCGATCAGCAGGATCGCGCCCTGGAGCGCGGCCACGCAGGACAGCACGAGGTTGAGGAGGATGAACGGGTACGGGTCGAAGCCGCTGTCGCGGTTGAACAGCATCCACACAGCGAGGAACGCGATGGCCGCGAACACGAAGCCCCATGAGCCCATGCCGTTGCGCATCCGGTCCGCGGCCCGCTCGCCGAGGCTCAGCTGGTCGTGCGACGGCACCACCGGGTGGTGACGCCAGTGGTCGGTCATCGCGAAGTACTCGCGGACAAGGGCAACCCATGCGCGGCGCATCACTCACCCCGCTCGCGGTAGAGCGCCGGGCGCATGAAGTCCTGCGGCGGCTGGACGCGGCCGGTGTCAACCTTCTTGCCCTGGCGGTTGCGGTAGACGATCCGGTGGCCCTCGTTGACGTACACCGAGTAGTCGACGTCCTTCGACCCGATCCGCACTGTGCTGTCGTCGGTCAGGCCGTAGTCCAGGGAGGCGACCAGCCGGCCCGTGTCGACAGGGCAACCGGCCTGCATGTCCGAGAGGATCTGCGGCCCGATCTTCTCGTCGAGCAGCTTCGTGCTGGCCTCGGCCACGTGCTCGTGCCAGCCCTGCGCTACGCGGAACTCGGCCACGTTCCCTCACCTCCCAACGCCTCTACAGCGGTCGGTCTCTCGTATGCGGTTGTGCGGAGCACGCGCCCATCTACTGGGTTGGCGTGATCCGGGTCAGGTCGACGTCGAGGTCCGGTGTCCAGGCGGCGCCGTACTTCTGGGTCACGTCGTTGACCAGGTAGAGCACGTTGTTGGTGTCGTCCCGCACCTGGTCTCCGGGCTTGACGTCCACGTTGGACTGGCACACGGCTTCGATCGCGCGGACGATCCGCGGCTGTTGCGTGGCCGGGTCGAACACGCGCTGGTTGACGTCCTCGATGAGGAACGGCACGCCGGTGGCGATGACCGTGCCGGTGTCGACGGTGTCGCCGAACTGGTCGGTGGTGGTGCCGCGGAGGATGCTCGCGGTGCACGAGGCGAGGGCGTACATCAGCCACTCCCCCACGATCCGTAGCCCGCGGGCGACCACACCTCGTAGAAGTCGTTGCCTGCCGAATCGGGGTCGGGCGAGATCGGGGTCATGCCGTCCTGGAACGGCGACCGGATGTGCACCGAGCGGGTCCGCAGCCACGACACGCGGGACAGTGCCTTCCGCGCGAGGGGCGCGATGAGCAGCGTCTCTTCCTTGAGGCCGATGGACTTCCGGCCCTCGGAGATCATGGTGACGTCGAGCCGTGTGAACAGGTCCGGCTGCCCGGCGAGCCACACGGCCTCGTACGCGACCGCCCGCTTCATCCACTCGGCGTCCCGCGACCCGGTGTTGGCGTGGGCCAGGGCATAGGTGCGGCGCGCGAACATCTCGATGATCGCGTTGGCCTCCGCCAGCGCCTGCGGCGTGACCGTGATGCCGGTAAGTGCGAGGACGTCGCCGATCTGCGCCCACGTTCCGGTGCTCGCGGCCAGCACTGTCACGACCTCCGACGCCGTGACAGGGTTGCTGTTGTAGGTGGCGTTCCACACCGCGACGTGGTCGCCGAGCACCGCGGAGGCCGGAACCGCCCACGTGTACTGGTAGACGCCGGTGGTGACGTGCACGATGCCGATCGAGGTGGTGGCCACGTCGACCGTGCTGTCCGGCGCGGTGATGCCGATCGTCAGCCCGGACACGTCCACGGCCGGGCCGCCGGCGTAGGCGTACCACTGTGCGGTGAGGGTGATCGACTGGCCCTGCGCTACCTGGGTCATGCCGCACCCACCAGCGGGACGTAGCCAGTGTTCGTGCCGGCGCTGGTCGGGTTGAACGAGGCGGGCAGGGAGGTCGCGGTCAGGTAGAACGCCCTGCGATTGCCCGAGTTGTTGATCGTCTGACCGAGCCACGGCGCGTTGTTGTCGTTGGCTCCCATGGGGAACGGCATCGAGACGCCCGTGAAGCCACCGACGATGTACCCGATGTACATCCACCGGCCGGTGCCCTGCGCGGCGATGGTGGTGATCGTGCGGGCGGCCCACCCGGCGGTGGTCCACAGGGTGCTGTCGTCGGTGGTGATGCCCTTCTGGACGCCGGTGTCGTCGTAGATGGCGAGCTGGTTTGGCGTGGCGCTCGACGCGTAGGTGCCGCCGGTCCGGACGGCGGCGCACAGCTTGGAGATCGCGGTGTTGGCCGGGATCCAGACGCGCGCCATGAACACCGTGTTGGCACTCACCCCGGACTGGTTCTGGAACTCGTTCGGGTCGCCAGATGCCGCGAGCAGTCCGTAGGCGGACAGCGGGAACACCTCGTCCATCCCGACCGAGCCGCCGCCGGACGCCATAGCCCACTTGACCCCAGTGGTCTGCGTGGAGTCGGCGGTGAGCACCTGGCCGTCCGAGCCGACGCCGAGCCGGCCGATGGCGGCCGCCGCCGTGGCGACGAGCAGATCACCCTTCGTCGTGGCCGTCGATGCCTGCACGGCGCCGGTGATCCTGCTGTCGTTGCCCTGCGCCGCAGTCCCGCTCGCGGTGCCGTAGACGACCGCCAGAGTCCGGTCCACGCTCAGGTCACCGCCGCCGGACAGGCCAGTGCCGGCGGTGATTAGCCGGGTCGTGGGCGCCTTGCTGGCGAGGCCAGGCACAGTCGGGGACGCCGCAGTGCCTCCGAGGTCCCCGGCGAGCTGCACGATGCCCTTGGCCAGCGTGGTGGCGTCAGTCGCCGAGAGGGTGCGGTCGGCGGTGAGGTCCCCGCCGCCGGACAGACCGGCGCCGGTGAGGATCTGGCGGGAGGTACCGACCTTGCTGGTGAGCGCAGGGACGGTCGGCGCAGCCGCCGTGCCGCTCAGGTCGCCGGCCAGCTGCACCTTGCCCTTGGTGGTGGTCGTCGCGTCGGCCACGCCGGCCGAGGTGACGCTGTCGACGTAGTTCTTGTCGGCGGCCTGCAACGCAGCGGTGGGGTCGCCGGGCAGCACGAGCGCGCCGGTCATCGTGTCCCCGGCCTTCGAGACCTTGGTCGGGTCTCCGCCGACGTACCCGGTCGCTGCCATACTGTCCCTCCCCTCCGACTCGCAGGTCGTGCTGCCGCTACTCGGCGGCGTGGATGTCCTGCGCCGTGGTGGTTTCGCCCGGCTCGGTGTCGATGGAGGCCGGCACGACCTGCACCGCGTACCGCAGGTCGGTGTGCCGCATCCGGCGGGAACCCGAGGCGTTGAGCGGCTCGTCGGTCTCCTCGATGGCGACGAGGTACACGTCGCCCCGCGGGTGGAGGCCGCGCTGCACCGCTTCCTGCACGACGGCGACGGCGTTCTGTCGGTGGATCGGGTCGTCCTCCGTGACACCGATCCGGCCGACGCGGAACACCTTGTGCCACATGTCCTCGTCGGCACCGTCGACCGCGCGCTGCGCGACTTCGGTGTGCAGGCCCTCTTCGGTGCCGTCGACTGCGGGGAACTGCTCTGTCACGTCGGAGACCGGCAACTGCGGTTCCTCCGGGCCCGACTCGTCCACCTCGTCGCTGTGCTCGTAGGCCGGTGATTCGTCGTCGAACACGTCCTCAGCGAGGGTGTCGTCGTCCACGGCGTTCTCCCTGCGTGCGACAGATGGTGGGCGTGGCAGCCGCCACAGCCACGCCCACCGGACTGGGTTGGATCAGCTGCCGGAGTTGTCTTCCAGCACGGAGAAGGCGTTCTCGTGGCCGACGGCGAACGCGCGCCGAGCACGCATCTTGAGGATCGACTCGTCGGTCAAGGCGGCCAATCCATTCCTCCCGTCAATGAAGACGGACTCGGGTCCACTGCGGACACCGAGCAGCAGGAACTCCTTCGAGCAGATGACCAGCAGCGGGTTGCCGGTCGGCGTCGCCGTCGGCGCTGCCGAGGTGCGGGCACCCAGCGTCCACTTGACCGGGTAGCCGAACAGCATGTCCGGGGTGGACGCCTGGCCGCCACCGGGGAAGCCGCCGCTGGACTCCTGGAAGATCGGCCGGCCGTTGAGGTCCTTGATGCCGCGCAACTTCCTCTTGAACGTCGGGTGCGCGAGCACGAGGGCCTGCTCCTCGTCCCAGTAGTCGCCGGTCTCGACCAGGCCGACCGTGGTGGACAGCAGGTCGTAGGTGGTGCCACCCGAACCGGTCTTGGTCAGGTTCGTGTTGGCCTGGTAGCCGGTCGCCGAGTCGGTCTGGGTGAGCGTGTAGTACAGCGAGTCGAACGCGCAGCCAGAGGTCGCCTTCGCCGCGGTGACGCCCAAGCAGGCGTTGTCGAGGCCCTTGGCGTAAGCCGTGGCCCAGTCGGACAGCTTGGTGTTGACCACGTCCGCCAGGCTGTCGTCGATGTCCTCCTCGGCGATCCGCACGGCCTTGCCGAACTTCTGGACGCTCAGGATGACCTGGTCGTTGGTCGACTGGTCCTCGCCGTACGTCCCGCCCTTGGCCACGATGTCGATGCCGACACCGCCAGACCGCGGGGTCGAGCGCGTGGCGGTCTTCATCGGGACCCGCTGGCCGTAGGACTCGATCGCCGAGACCTGCTTGACCTTCTGGATGACGTCGGAGCCGAACTCCTCCCAGACCCAGGCGTCGAAGTTGTTGCGGGCGCTGCCACCGAGGGCGCGGATCGGCTCGCCGTTGCGGCGGTAGCCGAGGATGTCGCCGACGTCGTGCGCCGGAACGGACTCGTCGAACAGGTCGAGGTCGAACTGGGATGCAGACACGGCGCGTGCCCTTCCGAGTGATGGGTGCGGTGGTGTCCTGCGCCCCATCACGGGCACGTCAGGGCATTTGAATTGCCCGATCGCCGGTCCTAGCGGGCCGTCCCATCCGGGTGGCCTGCTGTCTCGGAGAATACACGCGAAAGCGCCCGACACGGATAGTGTGGGCGCTTTCTAGGCGCGTTTCCCCTATTCGTTTTCACACGGTTTAGGGAATTGCGTCTACCGCATCGAGTTGTGGATCTGCGCGGCGATCCGTTCCCCCGTCGTCTTGAACTGCGCGGGCGCGGGCTGCTTGTTCCCGGCGTCGATCCGCGGCGCGCGGCGGCGCTCCGGCTTGGCCGGCTCCGGCTCGGCGTCCTTGCCGAACAGCTCGGGGAACTCGTCGACCAGGTCGTCGATCTGGTCCTCGAGGCCGTCGACCTTCCCGGTCTCGGTGTCGACGTCGAGCTCGTCCATGTCCAGGCGCCGGATCATGCGGTTCAGGCGCTGCTCGGTGGGGTTGCGGAAGTCCGCCTTCATCAGCGCGGCGATCGCGGCCGACCGGATGGCAACCGGCTTGAACTTCTGCTCGGCGGCCTCCAGTGCGGCCTGCTCCCGCGCCGCGGCGTCCTCGTCGCCGGCCTGGCCGCCGCCCTGCTCGGCGGCGCGAGTGGACTTGCGGAGCTCGCGGACGCGGAGCCGGTGCTTCTTGGCCTCGGCGTTCGCCTCGGTGAGGGCCTTCTGGGTCTTCTCCCACTCCTCGCGGGTGGGCGGCTTCCACTCGTCGCCCTTGGCCTTGTCGGCGCCGTCGTCGTGCTCGTCCTCCTCGTCTTCGTCGTCTTCGTCGTCGAGGATGTCCCGGCCGCCGCCGCTGCCCTGCGAGCCGCCGCCCTCCAGGTCGATCTCGGGGCCGTCGTCGTCATCGTTGGCGCCGCCGAGCGCCGGCCAGACGGGCGTGCCGTCGGAGAGCAGCCCGATGGCGGGCAGGAGCGTGTCCGGGTGGATGGGCAGGTCGAGCAGCATGGCGGCGTTCCTTTCGATCATGATCGGGCCTTGCGGGGGAAGTCGTTGAACCGGCCGCGGCGGACCGCGGTGCGGGCACGGGCCTGCACGGACTTCGGCAGGGTCGTGCCGCGGGCGAGCAGCCGAGACGCGGCGCGGAGCCTGGCCGGCTGGGACTCGGACGCCATGCGCCAGCCGGTGAGGATGCTGCGCTCGGCCTCCCGGCGAAGCGCGGCCGGCAGGTCGGGGCCGGTGTAGCCGGGCACGCTGCCCAGCCACACCGTGATCCGGCACCGGCAGTGCGGGTGCAGCGGGCATCCGGGCAGGAACATCGGGTCCGGCCACGGCACCAGCGGCTTGTCGCCGAACGTCAGCCCGACCGGGAAGCCCTGGCCAGCTCTCGCGACGTGCCCGGAGTAGGCGAGGCAGTGCACGCACGCGTCCCGCTCCGCGACCCACAGCCGCTCGGCGTCGAGCTGGTCAGCGACCGCGGCGACGCCGTCGTTGACGGCCTTGTTCGTGGCCCATGTTGCGGTCGCCTCGGTCGCGGTCGCTGCCTGCTGCGCCGGCGACAGTGCGGTGGCCAGCTCGGCGAAGTTGTTGCCGGCGATGCGCGTGACGGCGGTTTCGGCGTCGGCGAGCTTGCCGGCGACGGTGGCGTCCACGGCGCGGATCGCGTCCACGGTGGCCTGGTCGAGGTCGGCCGCTGGCCACTCGAAACGAGCCGCGCGGCGGCCGGTCGCCGGCAGGACGTGCTCGACGGCTCCTTCGGTGGCGTGGAGGTGCAGTTCGTCCACGGCCTGCCGCACACCGAGGTCGATGGCCTGCTCCGCGTACCGAGTCAGTTCGTCGGCCGGGGTGAACCGGATGTCGGCGAGGCGGTTGCGTGTCTCGGTGGCGATGTCGTGCAGCGTGATCGGGTCGGCCGGCTCGTCGACCCGGCCAACCTTCCGCACCCACAAGGCGGAGAGCGTGCGCGTGAGCGCCTTCAGCTTGGCGCGTAGTGGCGCCGCGACACCGCGGGCCGCCCGCTCGAGGGCCAGCGCCTCGGCGGCGTGCTCCAGCACCAGCTGCAGCGTCGGCTGGTTCGGGGTCTGCGGCGGCTGCGGGGCGGTCACGCTGTGCCCGTGTCGGGACCCATGAGCTCGGGCTCGCCGATGATCGAGCTGATCAGCTCCTGCACCTGGCCCTCGTCGACGATGCCGGTCGAGGCCGCGGCCGAGAGGCCCTGCAACGCGACGGCGATCTCCGAGAGCAGGTGCACGCGGAACGGCAGGTCGTCGTCGTTGTCGCCGAACCACTCGTCGGTCTGGTCCTTGGTGTAGCCGGCCTCCTGGAACGCCTGCGCCGGCGGGACACCGGCGTCGAGCTTGGCCTGGACGGTCTGCCAGCCGGTGAGGTCGTCCACGCTGGCCGGGGACTTCCAGTGCACGGTGACCTTGGGGTCGGGGACGCCGGTGATGCGCAGGGCGAACTCGAAGATCTCCCGCCAGGTCGCGCCGAAGGACAGCTGGCGGTTCACGATCTTCTTGACGAACGGCCCCTCGGCGGTGCGCAGGGACTCGCCGGACGGGGCGTCGCCACTGGGGTCGAAGTAGTGGAACGGGGTGACGCACAGCTGGGCCATGGCCCGCAGGTAGACCTGGAGCGGGCCCATGAACGTCTCGGGGTTGGCCTCGGCGAACTGGCCGACCTCGGTGACGCCCTGCATGTACCAGAGCGAGCCGGGGTCGCTGGTCAGCTGGGACTGCGGGTCGGATGGCCGGCTGGTGGCGCCGGTGTCGAGGGCGAAGCTGAACTCGTCCTCGTCGGAGTTGACGGCGTCGGCGGTGTCGGTGTCCGGCGCGGTGAGCGCGTACCGCTGGGGGAAGGCTTGGTAGTCGACGCCAGCCATGTGGCTGAGGATCAGCTTGTGGATCGCGTCCTGCGGGCCGAACGCGGACAGGTGCTCCGGCTTGCCGTACGGCCGGCTGGCCGCGCGGAAGTGAAAGACGGGGACCTCGTTGAACGGATTTACGAGCGGCCACTCGTCACCCGGGTTGTCCCGGTACGGGTGCATGTCGGTGGCCTCGACGTTGGTGACGCCCTCCTTGGAGATGAACCGCTCGATGCGGTCCGGGTAGTACAGGTCGATGCGGACCTGCTGGGTGTTGTTCAAGATCCATTTCTTGACCGCGTACCGCTTCCGCAGTGGGCGCTCGGGGTCGTAGAAGACCCGGCAGCAGTGCGGGCTGTTGTAGAAGATGTCGACGTTGAGGAACCCGTCGGCGTCGGTGTCGAGCAGCTGCGGTGACCCGTCGCCCTCGAAGTCGTCGGCGCCGTCCGGGGCGGTGGGCCAGACGATGACGTAGGCGTCGCCGTACTCGCACGCCTTGAGCATGATGTGCGGGGCCTCGAGGTCGAGCTGGTTGTCGCGCCACATGTCCTCGATGCGGGCGTTGCTGTTCTCGTCGGTCGCGGAGACGGCGTTGATCTCCAGGCGGTCGACGACAGCGTCCACGGGGGTCTTGGCGAAGTTGAACCGGAACCCCACACCGGTGCGGGCCATGGCGCGGCGGAGCCGGATCGAGGCGAAGAACTCGGGGACGGTGCCCTCGTAGTAGTTCTCGGCGCGCTGGTAGAGCACCGCGGAGGTGGTGAGGGATTCGATCGCGTTCTGCAGGTCCGAGGGCGATGATGGGCGCCATACGCCGTAGGCGGAATCCGACATGAGGGTAGGGGTGGCCGCGACGCCCATGGTGGCCTGATCGGTGAGCGCGAGGTTCTTGTCCACGGGCGTCCTCCTGTGCGCGGATATGCACAGGGTAAACGCGCTGTGCGGCTATTCCGGTAACGGACCGCAACATTAGCAGTGTGTGAAAACAATGCTGTCGAGAATTGTTTGCGCACGATTCAAGAGGCGATGTCATCGGCATCGAACCCAGCCGGCGGCAGCACGGTGACCTTCGACTTCTTGCCCGGCTTGAGGAACATGTCGATGCCGGTGCCAATCGCATCCACCAGGTCGTCATGCGCGCCCTTGGGGAAGCCGACCATCTGCTCCTCGGCCTGCGTCAGCGGACGCTCGTGTACGACGTACGGCAGCCCGTCCGGCCGGCGGCGCTGGTACCAGTTCAGGGCGCGGGCGGCCCGGACCTCCTTGGCCTCGCCCTGGTGCACCGGTTTGATCGGCAGCGGGAGTCCCTTGAGGACGCTGTCCCGCCAGACTTGGCCGCCCTGGTTCGTCTCGACCACCACGCCGCGCGTCTCCGGGAACTCCTCCAGCACCTCCAGCACCCACTTGCGGAGCGGCTCGCCGGGCTGGACGCGCCGGGCGTGGGCGTAGCGGACGACGACCCGCCGGTGGTGCGCCGAGTAGGCAACGACGGCCAGCGCGGTGAAGTCGCTCTTGCCCTTGTCGGTGACCGCCGGGTCAATCGACAGCAGCTGGTGCGTGAGTGCAGGCACGGTGGCGTGGACGAAGTCCTCTTCGCGCCAGTACTCACCGTCCCGACCCATGGGGTCGTTGGCGTAGTTCTTCTTGTAGGCGCGGGTGTGCCGGATCGATTCGAGGTAGGCCAGTGGCCACTTCGCCGGCCACAGGCTCCGCTCGACGCCAGTCTCGTCGTCGCGGACGATCGCCGGGTAGTAGTGGACTCGCCAGTGCTCGTCGGCAATCCACGGCGGGTGTTCCTCGCCGGGCTTGGTGACGGTCTTGACCAAGTCGTGCACGATGGAGCCCGGCATGGTGACGGTGCCGACCAGGACCACGCGGGCATAGACGTTGAGCGGCAGGATCGCGTCGAGCAGTGTGGAGAGCCGCTTCTCCTTGAGATATGGCGAGTAGTTCGACTCGTCGGGCTCGACGTCGTCCAGCACGATCAGGTCTGGCCGCCGCTCGGCGACCTTCATGCCGAGGGCGGCGCCGTCGACACCGCGGGCGGCGAACACGAACCCGGACTTGGTGATCAGCATGCCGCGGTTGTCGGACTCGGTGCTTCCGCGCGGCCGGCGGGCCGGCGTGCACAGCTGGGGGAAGTCCAGCGCCAGCAACGCGTTCTGGTCGAGCTCGCGCTTGAACGTCTGGAGGTGCAACTCGGCCTGCGTGGCGGAGTGTGCAAAGGCGGCGCAGAACCGGCGGTGCCCATGCGCCGCGGACCAGAGGGGCAGCACGAGGAAGAACCAGGTGCTCTTACCGACGCCGCGGGGGCCGACGTAGGTATCCCGGTCCTCCGCCGGGTTGTCGGATGGGAGCGCCCACTTCTTCGCCTCGACGACGACGTCCAGGTGGAACTCGCTGAACGTGATGCGCTCGCCGGTCTCCTTACCCCGCAGGTGGTGCGGCAGATACAGCAAGGCGAACAAGAGCGGGTCGTACTTGGTGAGGAGCCGCCGGCACTCGGCGATCTCCAGCATCCGCGGGTCGAACTGCGCGAGGTACGCGTCCAGGTTGAAGCCGACCCCCGACGCCGGGTCTGCCGGATCGAGGGTCGGCTCGGGATCCTGGACCGCAGTCACCGCTGTCTGATCCGCTCGACATGAGCCAGCGTGCGGCGGTTACGTTCGTCGATGCTGGCCCGCACCTCGGCCACCTTCGCCATGTCGACGTCGGCGGTGATGCCGATCGAGGCCAGGACGCGTTGGTAGACGCCGTTCTCCAGCACCGGCAGGGGCACCTCGTCCCATGGCGTGGGTCCGACGAGCTTGGTCAGGTCGGTGATCCGCTCGGCGAGGTTGATGCACTTGATGGACCAGTCGGTGCGGATGCCGCTCTGCTGCGCGTCGTGGAGGTCGCTCCAGAGGCAGCCGAGTTCCTCGCGGATGGCCTTCTTCAGCGTGTCGATCTCGGGCTCGCTCATCCTGCCTCCCCCTCGGTCTGGCCAACCTTCGGTGCGGGCGGTGTTCGCCGCACGCCCATCGGGTTCCGGACACCGTCGTGTTCGGGGACGTTGGCCTCCGACATGGACTGGATCTGGAAGTCGATCGGCCACGGCAAGCCAGCCGCGCGGGCGATGAGGTCGGACAGGGCGATGTTCAGCAGAAGCCGCACCGCGCCCGGGTCGCCGCCCTGGTGGACGCCGAACGACTCCGCGCAGAACATGCGCTCCACGACCTCGTCGTCCAAGATCAGCCTGATGTCGATGTCCCGGAAGTCCGGTCGGGTCAGCGCCGACCCGACAAGGTATGGGCATTCCCCGAACGCTTCCGTGATCGGACGGCACGCCCAGTTGAGCCGGTGGAAGTCGGGCGGGCTGAGGTAGCTGGCGCGCGTCACGCTGGCCATGCCCAGGTGCCGGGCCCGGTGCCTTCGGCGACGTTCTGCGCCCAGTACGCGCCGGCACCGTCGAGCAGCACCTTGAGGTTCTGTGTGGTCGCGCCGATCTTGGTCACGACGGCGGGCAGCACCTCGCCGGCTGTGACCTCGCTGCGGGTCTGCGTGGCGAACGGCGGCGGCATCGGGTAGCGCTCGTCGATGGCGGCGGCGTCGGCGGCGGTGAGGGTGTAGAGGACGTCCGCGCCGAGGCGGACGACTGGGCTGGTCACTGGGCGATCTCCTGTTCCTCGCGGTGGGCGGTGAGCCACCCGCGTTCGTAGGGCGTGGACTCCTCGACGGTGTCGACGAGCACGACCGGCACGCCCGTCAGCGCGGCCCAGCCGGATCCGCCGGGCTGGCCGTAGGGTTCCGGCGCGGGCGGCGGCCCAGCGGCGCGGAGTTCCTCGCGCTGCTCGGCGGTGAGCTTGATGACCTCGGGGCGCTCTGCTTGTCCGTGCCAGACCGCCCGCATGAGGTCGGTGAAGTGATCGATCAGTGCGCCGGCCACTCGTTACGCTCCGTTCACTTGTTACTAGTGGGTACGGGTCTCAGCCCCGTGCGCCGAGACACTCGACAGCGAGAACCGGCGGTCGACGGTCACTCTCCGTGCCGATTTGAGGGCGGCTATTAGGTCGTCGAGGCCGCCGTGCGGGACGATGAGCCACCCGTCGTCTGGGCCGCCGTCAATGTCGGTGACCCACAGGGAGCCGTCCATGTAGCCGACGTGGAAGTACTCGGTCTTCCACTCCCCTCTGTGGATGACGTCGATCGGTTCCTCGGTCACCGCGCCGGCGCACACCACGCCGGCGCCAGCGGCCATGCGCCACGACCGAACCTCCGGCAACTCGCCGCGGAGCGAGACGATGACGTAGTGGCTGCGTGGCTCGGCCATGAACCGCACGTCCGGCGCCGACGGCTTGGCCTCGGTGGCTGGGTGGGAGTGGTAGATGACCACCGGCTGCTCGCCGCGCTCGTCCATCTCCCGCCACACCGCGAGCTGCTGGTCGGGGTCCATGGCGTAGCGAGTGCGAGAGGCTTCGGCGTTCCGCATCGGGATGTGCCGCTCGGGCACGCCGTCGCGGCCGGCGAGCACGCCGCACGCTTCGAGGGGTGCTTCGGCGCGACAGTGGGCGACCACGGCGTCCAGGAGGTCACGGCGTAGGCGCAGCACTGGGCACCCCCTTGACCTCGATCCAGTCGACGGCGGCGAGGTTGACCAGGCGCTGGCCGTCCGAGCCGTCGTCGATCGTGAGGTTGCTGTAGCTGAAGCCGTACTGCTGGAGACCGCTGATCAGCCGAGCTGCCTGGGCGTCACTCGGGCTGTACGTGACTGCGTCGCCGTTGCGCATGTGCATGACGAGGACCATCAGGCACCTGCCGGGGTGAGGAGTTGGATGGCGACGACTGCGCCGATGGCGACGGCGAGGATGCCGTAGGTCTCCAGCACCGCCCGCTTCCAGCCGCGCTCGGCGGCACGGAGCGCGGTGATGGCCAGCCCGACGAGGACGAGCACGGCGACGGAGGCGAGTACCGCCGGGCGCCCGGAGAGCAGCAGGTACGGCACCGCCGGCGCGACCGAGCCTGCCATGGTCGCCCCGCCGATCACCGCGGCGGCGCCGAACCCGTTGCGGGAGTCCGACAACCATTCGCCCGCGGTCATGCCGACGCATTCGGCGGCGCCGAGGCCGAGGGCGATCCAGAACACGAGCTGCTGGTGGCCTCCGAGGGTGAACAGGACGCCGAGCACGCTGACGAGACCGTCGAACGAGCCGAACACAGCCGGCCGTATCCACACCGCGCGAGAGCGGACGCCGTGCGCCTGGCGGTACGCCGCCACGTCCTCGGCGGTCGCCGGCCGCAGCGGGGGCTTCCCCGCCTCACCCATGGGTCTTGCCCCACTCGCTGGCCGGCACGAACTCGGCCGGCGGCGGCGCACCCGCGCGCCGATACCGCAGCGGCTCCCAGAACGGGCCCGGCAGCACGTGCACGCCGAGGTGCGTTCGGTGGTGCGTCGCGCACAGCGGCTCCAGGTTTCCCGGTCCCTCAATCCACGCCTGGAAGTCGGCGTCGGACTCGAAGTGCAGCCCGAACGCCTCGGCCACCTTGTCCGGGTCCATGTTGTTGACCTCGGAGAACTCGATGTGGGAGTGGTGCAGCTCGATCGGGCCGCCGCACAGGTCGTCGCCGATGACGCACTTCCACAGGCCCTGCCGATGGAGCCGAGCCTTGGCCTGCATGAACAGGTGGTAGTGCGGGTCGGACTCGCGGGGTTGGTGCTCCGGGACGTGGGCGAGGATGTGCAGCGTTAGTCGCTGCTCGTGCGCCGGCGTCGGGTGGTCAGCCATCAGTCGGCTCCTTCGGCTTGGCGTCCTTCAACTCCGCGTCCGCCCACCGGCCCCAGAACTCCGCCTGCGCCTGGGCTATCGCCATCTGGAAGTCGAGCTCGGCCGTGGCCGCCGCCTTCACGGCTTCCTCGATGGCCTGCACCGTCCGGCACGGCCACGGCTGCGGGTTCTCGCCAGCGCACTCCGCGCAGCTGCCGTACTCCTCGTGATGCAGCCGCAGCACCGCCGCCGCGACAGGGTTCGCACTCGACACGCGGGCCAGTTCCACCACGCGGTCCCAGTCAGCTGCCATCGACGCCGCCCTTCAACCGGGCCTCGGCCAGCGCGGCGTCGGCCTTGGCCTTGTTCACCATGTCGATCAGTTCGAGGTCCTGCTGCGTCGTCTCCGTCAGCGTCGCGTCGACCTTCAGCGCGCCCTCCGTGCCGTGGAGGCGCATCATGCGACCCACCAACGACTCGGCCCGGCCGATCGCCGCGAGCGTCACGCCGGGGTCCTCCAGCGGTGCACCGTCCGGGCCACGCACGACGCGGCCGTCCGACACGAGCGGGTGCGGTGTGCGGATGATCTCGACGGCCCGGTTGAACAGCCGCTCCAGGCGGTCGTGCTGGACGCGGCGGTACTGCTCGCGAAGCGGGTCGACGGTCTCCCGGATCTCGCACTCCAGGCGCCGGCTGACGGTGGTCTTGGACAGGCCGGTGAGCTCGGCGATCTCGCGGAGGTTGTGGCCGGCGAGGTACAGCTCGTAGCAGATGCGTTGTTCTTCGGCGAAGTGTGCGTTGGTGTAGCGGGGCTTGCGGTAGGGCTGGATTCCCCCGGCCATCGCGTTCCACCTCCTACGTTCCGTTTGCCGGCGTGCTATTTGTTACGTGTGAGTGCGGCCCGGATTCGCGCGGCGCGTGTCCTTGTGGTTCCGTGCCCGGCCTTGTTCTTGGGGAGTGAGCGGTAACCAGTCTTCTTTCCGCGCTCGGCGACGATCTGCTCGGCCCAGCGGTGCGCGAAGGGCTTCTTCGTGGCGAACATCCATCGCCACTGAGCTTGCGAGTGGGCTGGACCTGGCGATTTGCGGTGTCCGTGTTCCTTGGGCATTCACGCCTCCCCGTCGTTGTTTCCCTGGCCAGTATCACCCGCCGAGGTGCATGAGGGCGTCGGCGTCCGCCGTGGACGGAGTGGGCGCGTCTGTGCTGGTGGCGGGCTGGAGGGCGACGAGTTCGAGATGCAGCGTGCCCGTGGGGAGTTGGGTGGCGCGGACCTGGTGGTTGTCGGGGAGGAATTCGTTGGGGCGGATGCTGGCGGTTCCTCCGGCGCGGGCGACGAGTACGCAGAGCACTGCCTGCGTGATGTCTTTGTCCGTGTTTTCAACTTCGCTCACGGTGCGCTCCTATCCATTCGCTACGCGTTATCGCCACCGTGTTCGTGTTACCAAACCGTGGCGTGTCAGCGTGCTGGCGGCGTTTGTCTGTGGGTTAGCGTAGGCCGAGAGCCGTCGGCCGCCGCGACTGTTGACACCGTTTCGTTGTGCGTGGCACCGATTGTTTTCGCGCATGAAAGGCGGTGCCATGGATCCGCAGAACGAGACGGGGTACGTCACTCCCAGGCAGTTGGCGGAGCGTCTTGGCGTCACCCCGCAGAACGTGCTCTACCACGTGAGGCAGAAGCACATCGCGGCCGAGCGGCCCGGCGGCCGGGACGTGCTGATCCCCGTGGCGGAGGCGGACCGGGTGGCGGCGATGTACCGGCCGCACGCCCAGCGGATCTGGCAGGCGCGGCGACCGGAGCAGGAGGCGCAGAGTGCCTGACTGGTTTACGCCCGAGAGCCCGGAGCCGCAGGGGCCGGCGCCGCAGAAGTACGTGCTGGAGTGGAAGAAGCTGGGGTTCTACCAGCCGCTGTCGCGCGAGGTGGCCATCCCGCCCGGCGTCACGGGTGTCGAGCTGTCCATCGACGACGCGCTCGGCTTCTGCTCCGAGCTGATCTTGCTGAAGCTGAAGGCGTTCGTGCTGACGCATCCGCTTGCCGAGCACGAGGTGACCCGGACGAAGGCGGTCGAGTGGCCGGCGACGCCGTGGCAGCACTGGAAGCAGCGCCACAGCGAGTCGTGGTGGCTGCGGTGGTTCGTGCAGCGGTGGCCGGTGCGAATGCAGCAGCAGGTCGTGGACTTCCGGGAGGCTTGGCAGGAGATGGCCGCGTACCCATGGCAGGACCGTCTGCCGCGGCTGTCCGGCTTGGGCAAGCCGACTCGGATGGTGGAGGTCCTGGCGGCCGAGTGGAACGTCGGGGACACGCCGTGAGCGCGACGATCGCGGTGCGGTTCGTCGGTGGCGCGTACGACGGCCAGACCGAGAGGGTGGCGGCCGTTGAGGATGCGCTGATCGGTGACTACCCGGTCCTGCACACGGTCTACCGCGCTGTCCCGCCGCAGTTCTCGCTGGTGCCGCGTGATCCGGGCGAGGTGTTGAGTCGGCCGCCGGACCTGGCCTACCGGAGGGAGCACCGCGGCGGGGCGTGGGCGTACGTGCTGTACGGCTCGGACGAGTCGCAGCTGCCGGTGGTGACCGATCCGCTGCTGGAGGCGTTCGTCGCGCACGTGCGGCGGGAATGGCCAGCACGGCAGGTGCTCACCGGCCGCGAGGTGTGCGTGGCCGAGCGGCGCTTGGCCGATGGGTTCGATCAGTTCATGGAGTCCTCGATGCTCACGCGGATGCACCGCGAGGCTGCTGAGCGGGGCTGCATGGTGGTGCTGGTCGACGGTCCGCGGTGGGAGTCCCCGCCGGGCGACGACTTCACGACGACGTGCACGATCAGGGCGACGGTGGTGCCGCAGTTCGGCGGGAAGCCGGCGGAGGATGCGGCACCGTCGCTGTTGGACGAGCAGCGGTACGTGCCGCCGGTCGACGGCGTCGTGCCCGAGGTTGTGGCCTCATGGGGACCGCAGAGCCAACTGCGGTGGTTCGCCGAGTACCGCGGCCAGTTGCGGTGGCAGTGGCCCACCTACTGGGAGCGGTTCTACATCGACAGTGAGCTGCACAAGGGCCGGTGCTGCTCGTCGTGCCTCGCCGACATCGAGGAGGGCTACGACGAGCCCGATCCCGAGCGGTGCTGTTGCGCGGCCGTGGAGCGGAGGACCAGCGCGTGAGGATCTTTGGCTGGTCGGCGGACATCCAGGGCTGCGGCTACTGGCGCATGGAGCTGCCCATGGCCGAGCTGGCTGCGCGCGGGCACACGACTTCGGTGCATCCACTTCTGACCCGGGACGCGCCGGAGGCGGACGTGATCGTGGGACAGCGGGTGCACCTGCCGGGCCCGACGGGGACGTGGCAGAAGTGGGCGCGCGAGGGCCGGCACCTGGTGTACGAGATCGACGACGATCTGTTCCGTGTGGACGCCCGGAATGCGGTCGCGCACCGCTGGTACAAGCAGCAGGGCGTGCTGGACAACATCCGGGCGAACGCGGCAGCGGCGTCCCGGGTGACGGTGACGACAGAGCCGCTGGCCGAGGTGATGCGCGAGTTCAACCGGGACGTGCGGATCGTGCCGAACCTGCTCCCCTCGTGGCTGTTGGAGCACGAGCCGCCGCGCCGGTCCGACATCGTCACGGTCGGGTGGGGTGGTTCGCCGACGCACGACATGGACCTCAGCGTGATGGAGGACGAGCTGCGGCGCCTGCTGCGGAAGGAGCGCGGCTTCGAGGTGCACACGATGGGCGGGGACTACGGGCCGTTCATGCGCCTGCCGGCGGATCGGTACCGGTGGACGCCGTGGGTGCAGGGCGTGGTCCCGTTCCTGATGGCGATCGACTTTCACGTGGGGCTGTTGCCGTTGCGGGACCACGTGTTCAACCGGTCCAAGAGCTGGGTCACCGCGCTGGTGTATGCGGCGCTGGGGATCCCGGTGGTGGCCAGCGACGTCGGCCCGTACGCGGCGTTCGTGCGACACGGCGAGACGGGCTTCTTGGTGCGGAAGCCCGGTGACTGGGTGCGGTACGTGCGGGACCTGGTGCGAGACACGGAACTGCGGGAGTCGATGGGCGCGGCGGCCAAGGCGTTGGCGGCGAAGCACACGATCGAGGCGAACGCTGGGCTTTGGGAGGAGGCGCTGAAGCCATGACGACGCCTGGGATGCCGCAGCCGACGCGGCGCATCAACTTCGTCGGCGCGAACGATGTCACCGACCCGGTGCGCGGGCGGCGGGTCTTCGAGGAGCAAGGACGCCTGATCCCGGATCTGGTGGTGGTCAGCCAGAGTCTCCAGTTGGAGACCGACCGCTGCGGGCTGTACGTAGTGCTGATGCCCTGCTCGGTGGGGATCGCGGAGCGGCTGGAGCACGTTGCCGCCCTGCCGTGCTCGTGCCGGTCCATCGTGGACGTGCATGCCGACTTCTGGCACCCGCGTGCGGAGCTGGCCGGCGACGTGGACTGGTGGTGCGAGGGCGACCGGATCGCGGTGCTGGAGCGGTGCATCCGGGCCGCTGACCTGGTGACAGTCCCGAGCCCTGCGTTACGTCGAGTCGCTGCTGAAGCTGACGTCGAACGTCGCGGTGGTGCCGGACTGTCCCGATGGCGAACTGATCGGCGACGCGGAGGACGGGTGGGCGCAGGCTGTGATGCTCGCGAGTGCCCGGCCGCACCGAGGCCACGGGGAGCAGCCGTGAGCAACGACGAGCAGCGGTGGGTTGTAGCACCAATCGAGCAGCCCGACGGCACGATCGTCAATCTCGGCGACATCCTCGGCGACGTGGCGAAGGCGTGCGACGACGTCGCCGCCAACCTGCAGCCGTCATCGACGGTCCCCGATTCGGCTGCCGCGTTCATCCGTCTAGGCAGGACCTTCGCTGCCGCCGCGAAGGCTCTGGCGAGGGTCCAGGTGTTTGTGCCGAAGGACCAGTTGTGATCGGGCGGCGTGCGCAGGACCTTGAGCGGGAGCTGACTGACGCGATGCGGCTGGTGGGCGTGCTCGTGCTCAGGTTGGGTGGCCGGGTTGAGTTGAGCAGCGCCGAGTTGGCGGAGATGGCCGACCGGCGGTGGGACCTCATGAGGTTGACGCATCCCGACCGGGACACGGTTGAGCTTCGGTGTGTCCGGCAGGAGCTGCTGGCGACGGTGGCAGTGTCCGTCGGTGTCGGCGCGCCGATGGTGCTCGGGCGCGGGGATGGTTCGGACGTTGTCGCATTGCTGCGGCAGGTCGCCGACGAGATCGAAGGCAAGAAGGAGTCCGACAGTGGCAGCTGACCTGTTGATGATCGTGCCGAGCCGTGGCAGGCCAGAGAACGTGCGCGAGCTGCTGAAGGCGTGGGCCGAGACCGCCACGGGCGCGGCCGACATCGTGGTTGCGCTCGACGCCGACGATCCGCAGCGACCCGGGTACGGCGAGATCGGCGCACCCGAGTTCACGCAATGGGTGCTGATGACCGATCGGTTGCGGCTTGGCGGCACGCTGAACGAGGTGGCGCTGAACTATGGCCGCAGCTACCGCATGGTCGGCTTCCTCGGTGACGACCACCGGCCGCGCACCGCCGGCTGGGACCGGCGCATGGTCGACGTGCTCGACGAGATGGGCACCGGCCTGGTGTACGGGGACGACCTGTTCCAGCGGCAGAACCTGCCGACGCAGATCGCGATGACCTCGGACATCGTGCGGGCGTTGGGCTACATGGTGCCGGGAGGTCTGGTGCACCTGTACGTGGACAACGCGTGGAAGGTGCTCGGCGAGCGGATCGGACGGCTGCGGTACCTGCCGGACGTGGTGATCGAGCACCTGCACCCGTCGGCCGGCAAGGCGGAGCTGGACGACTCGTACCGCGAGACGAACTCGCAGCAGCAGTTCGACGAGGACCGGCATCGGTACGAGGACTGGCTCCAGCTTCAGGCGGACGCGGACGTGGCGTGTCTCCGGGAGCTGATCCGATGACCGAGTGGCAGCTGTTCGAGCCGGGCACCGTGCCGGAGTGCACGACGTCGGCCTGGTACGAGGGTCGCGAGCGGGCGCCGCACGTCGACCAGGAGGCGCACCGCGGCCGGCTCGTGCTCGCCGCCGACATGGTGCGGGACGCGATCGACCAGTACGGGGTGCGGTCCGTTGTGGACCTCGGGTGCGGCGACGGCGGTCTCCTTTCGCTGCTCCAGCCGTACTCGTTCGAGCACGACGTGCCGATGTGGGGCTACGACCTCCAGCGCTCCAACGTGAACCCGGCCGTGCTGGAGCGCGGTGTCGACGTCCGGTACGGGGACGCCGTGCACGGGCAGGTCGAGTGGGGCGAGTTGGCGGTGTGCACTGAGTTCCTGGAGCACCTCGTCACGCCTCACGAGTTCCTGGCCTGGGTGCGGTCGCACGCGAGGGTGATCGTGGCCAGCTCGCCGTTCACGGAGACCGGCCAGTCGCACTACGAGTTCCACACGTGGGCGTGGGACATGCCCGGCTATCGGGCGCTGGTCGAGCACGCCGGGTTCGAGGTGGTCCGGCACGAAACGACGTCGATGTTCCAGGTGATTCAGGCGGTGGCACCGTGATCGTCGAGTTCGAGGTGTCGCGGCCGTTCCAGGCCCGGCCGGGGATCTACCGATCGAACGTCACACGCTTCCGGGTGTGGTGGCTGTGGTTCGCGGTCGCCGTGCTCCGCGGCGACGGGCGGACGCGACGGCGGCACGTATGGGAGGACCGATGAGCGAGCAGCAGCCCGAGCGGACCGCCGTCGAGCAGGCCGTGTACGACACGCTGGCCGAATACAACCACCGCGCCCACGGCGTGCTTGGCGTGCCCGAACCGGCCTGGTTCCTGGACTGGCTGCGCGAGCGCGGCCACATCGTCGCGCCGACCGGTTTCGTGGACGTGCTCAGCGACATCGTGGCGGCGCTGATCCGGCGCACCGGCTCGAACGTCCTCGAACTGTCCGATTCGGAGCGTCGCGCGGACGAGCGCCGGAGCATCCAGATCACGACCGACGATGACGGGTGCCTGCGGGTGGAGATCACGACGGAGGTGTCGGAGTGAGCCGGGAGACGAGGCCGCTGCACCCGCTGGTCGCGCTCGGCGGGCTGGGTGAGTGGCGGTGGGCCGTCACCGGGGTCGGCGCGCTGCTAGTGACCACGGTGGTCGCGGCGGTGTGCGGAAGGAAGCAGTCGTGAAGATCCTCATCACCGGCCACCGTGGCTTCGTCGGCAGGCATCTCTGGCGCGCCCTCGCCGACCGAGGGCACTCGCTGACGGGCATCGACCTGCTGGGCTACCGCAACCACCAGCCCGAGCTGGCCGACATCGCGACGGAGGAAAGACGGGATGCCCTGGACTTCTTCCGCACCAACACGACTCGGTACGACCTCGCGATCCACTGTGCGGCGGTGATCGGCGGCCGAGCGTCGATCGACGGGACACCGCTGTCGGTGGCGACGAACCTGGCGTTGGACTGCTGGTATTTCCGGTGGCTGGCCCGCACGGGCACGCCGCGGGCCGTGTACTTTTCCAGCAGCGCCGCCTACCCCACGGTGTTGCAGGACAGCGAGTACCACGACCGGTACGGTGCCACCTCGCGGGATAGGGTCAGGCGATTGACCCTCGGTAGCCGGCTCAGCGAGTCGGACATCAGCCTGAACGTGATGCAGCGGCCGGACCAGACGTACGGGTTCGCGAAGCTGGCCGGAGAGTTCCTGGCGCAGTACGCCGAGGACACGCGGGTGACGATCGTGCGGCCGTTCTCCGGCTACGGCGAGGACCAGAGCGCGGACTACCCGTTCCCCAGCTTCATCGACCGGGCCAAGCGGAAGGCGGACCCGTTCGAGATCTGGGGCGACGGCGAGCAAACCAGGGACTGGATCCACATCGACGACGTGGTCGGCGCGACGCTGGCCGCTGTCGAGCAGGAGGTGGCCGGGCCCGTGAACCTGTGCACCGGCCGGGCGACGTCGTTCAACGAGCTGGCCAAGCTGGTGTGTGCCGAGGCGGGCTACTCCCCCGCGTTTCGGCACCTGCCGAGCAAGCCGTCCGGGGTGCATTACCGGGTCGGCGACCCGACCAAGCTGCTGTCGTTCTACACGCCCAAAGTCACGCTGGAGGAAGGGATCCGTCGTGCCCTCGCCTGAGCCGCAGTACCGCGACCGCTGCAACAACTACGTGCCGACCGGGCTCTCCGTGCCCCGACGGCCCAGCATCGCCGAGTTCGGCCGCGACCACCGGGGCTCGGTCGTCCTGGCTGACGCCGACGAGCTGAACCGCCGACCAGAGCTCTGGTGGTGGGCCGACGTGTCCGGCGATGGCAGCCACTGGGCATGGTTCAACGGGCACCGCGTCCAGGTCGATGTCGCGTTCCACACCGAGAACCGGCGGGACGTCAACGACTGGAAGGGCCGCGACGAGATCCGAGCGGGCGGCGAATGGACTGTGTCCCTGGCCCGGCAGCAGTGCTGGGAAGGGCAGATCGCCTCCGATCCACTGGCGGCACTCCGACGCATCCCACAAGTCGTCGACGAGTTGCTGCGGCACGACGCGATCGACTGGACGTCATCGGTGTCAGCGGCCGACCAACTGCTGGGGCGGCGCGTCTACTACGACCGGACGCCGGCCTACATCAGCGCGGTGACGGTGCTGGACCAGGGTTGCGTAATGATCAAACCGGTTGGCGTCGACCGGTTCCCGCCGGCGGTCTACGACACCGACAAGCCCGAGGACAGTCTCGACGACCCAGCCGAGCGGTTGGAGATCAAGGACTCGATCCTCAGCCCGAAGTTCTGGTGGTGGCGGGAGCGGACGTTCGGAGACGAGGACCCAGCGAAGGAGCGCACCTTCGACCCGACGAGGACGAAGTGACCTGGCCCGGCGCGGAGCCACCGGACATGGCCGCCGCGTCCGGCGCTCCGCTCGCCGAGGTGCGCGCTGAAGCCACGCGGCTGCGCGCCAACAACCCGGCGTACGCGAGCCCGTCGCCGTTCCAGGAGGAGCTCGACGAGGCCGCCAAGAAGGCGCTTCGCGCGCACCTCGCGGTCGAGGTGCGGATGCCGGAGGTAATGGCCGGGCTTATGGTGCGGGATCGGCTGCACTCGGCCATGATCCGCGACGACGAGCTGGAGTGGATTGTCCCGGCCGAGTACGGGTGGGTTGAGCCGGGCCAGGAGGGCCACCAGCTGTACGGCATCCGAATCCGCGCGGTCGAGGGCATCGACCACCTATACCTCGCGATGGTGGTGAAGCCGTCGTGACCGGCTGCGAGGTTGGCACCGTCTGTGGCGCAATCGTGCCGCCCGTTGTCGTCGCTGTCGCTGTTGGCGTCGGCCTGCTGGCTTACTGGTGGTTCGAAGTGGAGGAAGCGCTCGTGAGCCTCGACATCGGCGTGGTCATCCCGGTCCATCCCGCGCGGATCCGCGCCGGCCTGCTCGACCGGGCGGTCGCCTCGGTGTGGGCGCAGACCCTGCCGGCGGCCGAGCTGCATATCCCGGTCGATCGGCGGCGCGAGGGCGCGGCGGCGACACGGAACCGCGGGCTCGCCGCGGTGCGCTCGGAGTGGGTGGCGTTCCTCGACAGCGACGACGAGTTCCTGCCGCACCACCTCGAGCGGCTTGCGGCGTGCGCGGTCGAGACCGGCGCGGACATGGTGTACCCGTGGTTCGAGACGCCGGGCTGGTCCGACCCGCTCGGCTGGTTCGGCCGCGACTTCGACCCGGTGGCCATCCGGTCAGCGAACTACGTGCCCGTCACCGTGCTGGTCCGGACCGAGCTCCTGCGCTCGGTCGGCGGGTTCGTCAACCTCCACGACGGCAGCGAGCGGGCCACCTGCGAGGACTGGGGAGCGTGGCTCGCCCTCATCGACGCTGGCGCGCGGATCGTGCACCTGCCCGAGCGGACCTGGCGGTGGCACCTGCACGGCGGCAACACGAGCGGCCGCACCACCCAGGGCGACGCGGCCTGATGAGCGGAAGGCCCCACCGAAGCGGGGCCTTCGCGTCATGACGCAGATTCGTTGGGGATCTCCTGCCAGTACTGGAGTTCGTACAGGTGCGCGCCTTTCACAAGCACGCTGGCCTCGACCGGCCGCTCCCCCGAGTAGATCGTCCGCAACTGCCGGATCACCGGTACATCAGAGGGCAGGTCGAGGGTCTCCAGCTCCGCGGTCGTCGGCTGGCGCGCGGAGATGCGGTCGGTCAACCGCTGCTGCGGCCATCCCTGGTCGGCCAGCACGCGGGGTGCGCCGCCGCGGATCCGGAGCCGCCGGGCCAGCGGGGTGCCGGCGGCCAGCTCGAGCGGGTAGTACGACCAGCTGATCTCGACCGGCTCACCGTCGTGTAACAGCAGCCGGTGACGGAGGATCGCCGTGCCGTCCTCGCCGAGGCCGAGCGCTTGCGCGGCGTCCGCCGGCGGACGCGTCTCAGCGACGTCGAGCAGCTGGTAGGCGTAGCCATTCGGCATCGGTTCGAAGTAGGCGGCGATGTCGACCACGAACGGGCGCCGGTCCCGCACGTACACGCCGGCGCCGGGCCTGCTGTGCAGGTAGCCCTCCTCGCGCAGGGCGGTGGTCACCTTCTGGATGGTGGGGTTGGCGGCGCCGTAGCGGTCGACGAGCTGGGTGGTGGACGGCAGTTGGTCCCCCGGCGCGAGATCACCGGCCATGATCTTGGCGCGGAGGTCGGCCGCGACCTGCTGGTGCAGGGGCCGGGTGTCACGCGGTCGCGGCATCGTCGCCTCCGAGCTGGTACCGGAGGCGACGGCCCGGGAGCATGGTCATCACGCTGACTTCGACCGGGACGCCATCCTGGTTGGTGATGGTCCGGGTGAGCTCGAGCACGGGCGTCGGTTCGGTGAGGTTCAGTAGCTCCCGCTCGGCGGCCGTGGCGAACCGGGCTGCGATGTCCTCGCACGGCGGCCGAAAATCGTGGCCGAGGCTGGCCAGCAGGGTGGGCGCGCCGCCGGGGATCTTCCGCTGCTCGGCAAGTCGGGTGCCGCGGGCGATCGCCGCCGGGTAGTAGGAGTCGGCGAGCTCGACCGGCTGGCCGTCGAGGAGTACCACCCGGCGGCGGACGACGGCGGGTTCATGCGGCGATTGCTGGAGGGCAGCGGCGACCTGTGCCGGCGGCTGCACCTCGGCGACTTCGCGCAGTCGATGGGTGCCGGTATGGCCGTGCTCGGCGGCCTCTTGCGCCCAGGCATCGGGCTGGCCGGGTTGGCGTGGTTTGACGTAGGGCGTCGAGACGCTGACCCACGTATCTGTGCTGGTCACGGTGTGGGGCTCCTCTGGTCGCGGGGGGTGTGGTCCGCACCGCCCGTGATTGCAACTGTAACCGAAAGGCGGTACAGCTACAGGTCGCGCTCACCCGGTCACAGCATTGCCACTGTTCGCGAATCGCTATACGGTTATGGTGTCACCGACCCCGGAGGCCGCGATGAGCAGCAACGTCCAGCGCGAGATCGACAACGCCATCGACGCGCTGCACGCTGCCGGCATCGCCGTCGTTCTCACGGACCACCCGGTCGTGACCGCCGAGCCGCAGGCCGACGGACGTGTCCTCGCCGCCGTCGGCCTGCTCTCCACCACCCGCACCGGCCGTGCGATCGTCGAGCTGTACGACTCGACCGAGAACGTGCGACTGAGCATGCTCGAGCACGCCGAGCAGGACGTTGCCGACGCGATCCGCCATGGCCGGGCGGTCACCGAGCTGCGGTGCTGGCTGCATCCGGAGACCGTGGCCGAGATGCGCGCGTGGGCGGCAGTCCGGGACGGCCTGCTCGTGGACGCGACCGCCTAGATCACCACCCGCTGATAGCGGGGGCACCGCGGACTACGATGCTCCGGCGGCGGAGTCGGTGCGGGCTGTTCGCGCTGATCTGTGCTCGACTCCGCCGCCTGCGCCTTGGCCAGCTCGCCGCAGCGGCGGCAGCGCGGGATCCGGTCGAGGTCTGGATTGCGGGATACCGGCACCCACGCACGGCGTCGCACTCCGCACAGCGCCGTCGGCACGTAGGCGCGGCGCCCCGCTCCTCGTGGGGTGAGGTGGTGCTGGCATTCGATGATCACGTTGCAGGCGAAGGGGAGGTTCACGAACCAGCCCTCGTCCACGCGGACAGAGTGGCGGCAGTGAGCCCCCGCCGGCAAGTTCCGACCATGATCGGCACCGCAGATTACCCACGTTTATGAGGCCGTCCGGTTGCTGATCGATCCGGAGTCACGCGGGGCCACACTGTGGATCATGGCTGCTCGACCTTACCCAAACCCATGAAACCGTCTTGACCTGCGGGTATGGCTAGAACTCGACGTTCATGAC